TCCGCTATCTGTTTGTAAGGATTAGTTATGCTCACTCCTTTACTGTGTAATATCTGTAGCTTTCTCTTGAGAAAGTAAGTATTGATCTTACCCTCGTTGAGTGCTTCCCTTATCTCCGGAGTATCTGCCAGATAGAAACCTACGGCTCTGAGAAACTCCAGCTCCCTACCTTTGATATTCCTGAAGTCTTCAAGAACCTTGGGAACATTAACAGAGGGGGCTCCTCTGAAATCCCGGGAGATATACAGACTATCAAATGTAGTGCTGAACTCTTGGTGGAACCTTCTTGGGACCTGTCTGATATTAGCTGCTACGTTACCTATAGTCAGAGTATATACCTCCTTACCAGTCTCATAGTCTACTCCCTTATCATCACGGGTGGACTTATTTATATTTACCTGTATAAGTGGTATCTCTACCTTACTGAAGTCCCTGTAGAACTTTCTCCACATATCATATGATGAGAAGTCCTTAAAGTTAACAGGAGCTCCTAGCTTAGTAAGTAACTGGGATATCTCTGGCATGGACTTAGACTCCTTCACAAGTCTGCTATACATATCCTGCATATCTAAGCTACCTGTAAGGGTCTTGGTAAGTCTTTCGAAGACCTGCTTAAAGTCAGTAAGCTCAGGTACACCAAATCTGTCCAGTACAGGATGGTTATTCTTAACCTTGTGCAGGCCTCTTATGAGATACAGAGACTCCTTACTTGCCAGCTGCTTTATGGAAAGCTCATTGCCATTACGGTCATGTCCCTTGAGTCCTTTATCAAAGGCCTCTATATCGGTTCCTTGTTCTTCCTGTAAATCCAGTTCTCTTAAGCCTGGGGCAAGGTACTTACTCTTGGTTAGATGATAAGCTATGAGTCCCTTGGTAAGTCTTCCTGAGATTGCAAGATCAACATCTCCAAAGTTGAAGATAGCGAAATCAAGTGTATTCAGGCTGGCTTGTGCTCTTTGTCTCTCAAGATCATTAACTGCCTCTGTTATCTTCAGACGAGCCTTCTCCCGTAATTTCAGAAGTCCTGTATCAGGATCATTCAATACGTAGTCATAGGCTATTCTAAGGCCTTCCGGGTTACGAAATAACATAGAAGTGAACCGATAGGATCCTGTCTCGAGATTAGAGGCATCTATGAGACCTGATATAAGAGAATCCATAGTGTTCACCAGCTGCCGGGAATACTCTTTGTCCAGTGGCTGTCCCTCCTCTTCCTTAAGTCTCTCTACTCCTTTGTTGAGGACTCCAAACTGTACGTTGCTGAGAGCAGGTCTGTACTCGTTGATGTTACCAAACCAAAGTTTATCATACAGCTCACGGATACCTGATACTGACAGCTGCTGGGTGAGGACATCGTTTGTGCCCACTCTGGAAAATAGAGATCTGATAAACTCCCATATTCTCTGGAATATGTTATTTCTGGTAGGTCTGTTGGTAAGTAGAGTTCGTCCATCTGATAGTACGTATTTGCGAAAGTCTTCTGCGAGATATTCCTCTATCTGGAAGTCTGAGGCTAGTGAGAAAGGCACCTGCATACCGGAGAGGGTAGTCAGCTTTCCCTTAATCTTCCTCACTTCATTATATAAGTTCTTCTTCTGATCTCTTGTGAGGTACATCTGGGAGAAGCCGTGCCAGGCCTCATGGTAGAGATCTGTATAATTAGCTCCCTTATACAGAGTGATGCCGTTAGTTGTCCAGGTGGCAAAAGCATCTGAGTTCACTATGTTGAACATTTCCTGGAAGGGGAGATGCTTCGAAAGGGGACCTGACTCATACCATCTTTTAGCAGCTTCTATCTGCTCAGGCGTAGCATCATTAGTCATGAGGTTAGACTTTCTGAGTTCCTTAAACCGGTCCTTGGCTGACTTACCTGTAACAGGTTTATCTGAGGGAGTCTCCGGGGTGATAGTTGCATCTACCTCAGGTTTGTCGGGTAGTACGAGCTCTTCCTTACGGGAAGGCTCTATCTTATCAAGTTCTTCTACAGGTACTCTGAATGAGAGATAAGCATTAAGCTGCACTACCTGGTTCTTCTCATTAGGCTGTGCAAAGACACTGATGATGCTCTTGAGATAGTCTCTGTAGTTGCGGTTCTCGGTCCTGATTATATCTCCTGCTATATCAAAGTGAGTATAGCCTGTTCTGAGACTATTGGAGTCTATATTAATAAACTGACTGGAGAGGTAGTCTGATATCAGCTTCTTAGCTTCGGATATCTTCTGGGGAGTTGAAAGATCTAACTTCTCTGTGTTGAGTCTTATGATAAGCTCCTTATAGGTATCAGAGGGAATCACATCCAGCTTACCTTTCCAGGAAAGTGCATAAGCCTTGAATATGTTCTTTCTCTCAAGTGCTGTTAGCTTTCTACGGTCACCCGAGATAGGATCTATAGTATGAAGATCGTCTAGAAGCAGGGAGGAGAGTTTATCTGCCATGTCTTTACCTACCAAGGGACGGTCTACCTGAAGACTCTTGTCTAACCCTTCTATCTTTACATAGTTAGCTCCTACAGTTTCTCCTTCTGTACCCTTAGATGTATAGATAGTAAAGGACTTACCCTTCAGATCGAGGGTATTTAAGGGAGTAGATACAAGTTTGCCATCCCTGGAGAAGTCATTAGAGATAGTCCCGTAGCTTCCTCCGGTTATATCCATTATAACCTTGTTGTTCCCAGGGTTGCCAAGTATATACTCTCTTATAGCATAAAGTTGTCTGAACTCCTTCTGGGTGAGATTATCTGCTTCTTCTACAGATATACCAAGATTAGCGGCTATCTCTTCCACAGACTGTATATTCTGTTTCCTGAGACTATACCTATCGTTCTCTAATAGAGGTACTCTCATAGCGAGATGAGCTATCTTTCCTTCATCTGAACCTGTGATCTCTCCCTTGTCGTTAAAGTAATAAGGAAAGCCATAGACATCTGTTATGACTAGAGATACACCTCTTTCATGTGCTATTCTTGCTTCTTCCCCACCCTTATCCAGAAATTCCTGCAGGCCCTTGTAGAGATTATCAAAAGGTATCTGGGTAGATGACATAGCTGTGAGTCGGAAGCCTCTGCGATTACTATAAGTTATCTCTTGTCCGTCTTCCTTACCTGATGTTTGAAGAGCTCTGAATATAGATCTGGCTATGTTGTAGTGAAAGGCCTTGTCGGGGTCTGCTATATCAGTACGTTTACCGTTTATATATAAAGCTTCCTGTCCTGTTGTAGTAAGTCCCGAGGAGGGCTTAGCTTTCCATGTACTGGTAGTCTCAACTGACTTTGTGAGTTCATGAGGAGTCAGCTCTGGTTCCTGCACAGGATTAAGTGAGTTCTCATTCTCACTTGCTGCAGCATCTTTCACATCTTCCTCTATCCCCTCTCCTATACCCAGGAAGTCTTCTACATTTTGGAAGTTCTCGAAGTCAGATATTACCTGGTAGAACCGGTTCATATCTGTAGTCTTGGTTACGTGCTTACGAACCTCTGGATTAAAGGATATAACTCTCTGTATGTTCTCAGGCACGAGCTGGGCATAGGTTTGCGCAAGAGCCTTATCATTACTCTTGGAAAGTACCCTGTCATATATAGATCTGATATAAGAAGGCAAGTCAAAAGGGGTGCCAGACTTCAGAATTGTCCTGAGATCCCCGTCTACCTTCTTAAGGTGACTATCGAGCTGTTCCTGTGTTAATGTACAGTTCATTTCTTACATCCAAGACTGTTATCAAATTCATCATCTATGTCCTTCTGGGAGCGGTTCTTGTTCTCATCCAGTATTCTCTTGGTTCTTTCGACATCCCCCTCAGACTTCTTCTGAAGTTCCATATTCTGTCTGGCTATCTCCGTCTCTTGAGCAGTTGGAGGCTTACTAATAAGTTCTGGCTTCATACCTGGTTCGTATTTAAGTTCTACCTGCTCCTTAATCTTGTCTGCAGGTATGATGCGTACTGCTCCTGTCTCTTGTCCCAGTCTCCGGACTTGTATCTCTGTATTACTACGCGAAGTTACTTTAACTTTCCTCATAGAGGGATCCTTAAGCAGGAGAATATCTCCTTTCTTAATATCTTTTATAGTGATGTTCCTCACGAGCTGATTCCTGGCCTGTGTAAGCATCTGGTCAAGCTCTGAAGCAGGTATATCTACTTCTCCTGTACTAATCATCTCTGCAAGTTTGTTCTCTACATCATCCAGGTCTTTCTGAGTCCTGGCCTTCTCTAGCAGACGATGTACTTTAGTATACTGTGTAAGTTCCTCAGGTAAAAGGATTCTTACAGGAACATTATCTACCTGAGCCTGCTGATATGCAAGATAACGATGGTGACCATCTATAATCTCATACTTGTCACCGGCTTTTCTGACTTTTATGGGAGGTATGGTTTCTCCCTTAAGGATAGCCTCTGTAATATCTTCCACCAGGGAAAGATCTTTCTCCTGCTCCGGCTCTGTAGGAACAAGAGAGGTTATAGGTACTGTCATTAGCACCTCTGGTGCTTCCGGGGCAACAGGGGGTCTGGGAATCTCCTCAGTAGCTACAGCTTCGGGCTTGGGTGTGATCTTAGCTTTTCGTCTCTCATAATCTTCAATGATCTGTCCTGCTTTGACAGAAACTTTGACCCATGACTCAAAGCCTATAGAAGGATCTCCTTCCCTCTCACGTCTGACAGACTCTACTGTATGAGCTTCTTTGAGTCTCTGCAAAAGATCTGTAGGCATCTTAGAGGTGTCCCGGGGTTTCAGGCGGAGTAGCTCTTCTTCCTCTTCTTCAGGAGTAACAATAGTTTCTTCGGGTTCTTCTGCAGGAGTGATATCCTCAGGAGTCTCCTCTTTAATAGGCTCTTCTGATACAGCCTTCTCATGATCTTTTATGATGTCCGCTACTTCTTCATACTTATCAGTGCCTCTCATAACAGGGATCCTGTTTACAGTATCATAGAACTCCTCAGGCATAACTCCTGACTTCTGGTACTGCTCAAGGGACTCCGCATCAAAGACTATCCCCTTATCCATAAGCCGGTTGATAAGAGCGTTGGTCTCCCTTACCTTATTCATTTCCTCCTGGCCTTTAAGTATAGTCTCCTCCTTGTTGTCGTACATCTGTCTCATCCACTCTGTAGTCCTGCTAACATGCTCTGAGAAGCCTTTAGGATCATGTAAGAGATTGACCGCCTCCGAAAGGTTATGTGCATCCTGGTTAAGCTCATAGAAGTCCCTGAGCTTAACAAAAGAGTCATCTATCTTTTCGTTAAACTTAAAACTGTCACTAACCTTAGCCAGATAATTAAGGTGCGTCTTGTAAGCCTTGTCTAGCTTCCTGAGAGCTTCCTCCTGATCTTTAACCTGTTCTTCTCTGAGAAACTCAGGAGAGATACTCTCGGGAAGATCTTCCTTCTTTAGTTGCTTAAGTATTTCTTCGTTGGTCAGGGTACTTCTATAGTGATCCAGAGCTTCTGCAAAAGCTGAGAGACTTGATAACTTCTTCTGCTTATCCTTAAGAAGCTTTTTACCCTCAGCAGTAGTAGAGTCTTTAAAGGCTTTAATCTCTTGCTCAAGAGTTGAAAGCTCTGTTAAAAGTCCACCGGGATCAAGCATCATTCCAAAGTCCGTAGAAGAAACTTTCTCCAGAGGTTTGTTAGAGATAAGATCCTCTGTGATAGACTTCATTCTCTCTACTGTCCTGTCAAAGGAGTGTCCCATAAAGACTGCATTATTCCGGGCAGTCTCAAAAGCTGACCAGGATATAGCTTCACTATTATACTCAGGAGTACCTCCCTTGTACCTCTTAGGATCGAAGGGATTTGGGAACTTAGTCTTGAGAAGATTATACCGGTTCTTTATTCCCTCAGCACGGCTCACTACCTGATCTATAGTCGAAGATACTTTCTCGGGATCCTCTATCTGAAATGCTTCTTTAAGAGTCTCCGGGTCCATCTCTCTAACTCCACGGAGTCTGTCCAGAAATACGTCATAGGTACCTGTTCTCAGTGCAGTGTAGATATGTTGATATACTGAAGCATCCTTCAGATCCTGGAAGGACTTCTGATCCCCTCTCTCCATAGCTTCCTGTGAAGCTTTTGCATTATTAGCTTGTGTAGCCAGGTTAACTATATCAGGGGCGAAGTATTTAAGCGGGTCCTTATAGAGACTATTCAGAGTAGTTACCAGGTTACCGGTGTACTCTGCCTTCTTCTTTTTGTACTCATTATACTGATCAGGTTTAAAGTACTTGCTATAACTCACGGTTGCCCACTTAGGCAGACGGGTTATGGGTTGGACGAGTCCTCCCATGAGGAATCCTGAAGCAAATGTGTCGAAGCCCTGGGCACTGAACTGCTTACCCATATTAGAATACACAGAGGCCATAATATGATCTGCTCCGCTCTTGGAGGGATCTCTATACAGGTTGGTGTAATAGTCTTTTGCGGCTCCTGAGATAACTTCCTGTGAAGTCTCCTGAAGACCTTCTGCGAGATTTGCACGGAAGTAGTTCATTCCGGACTTGCTGAATATTCTGGGTGCAGTAGTAATAGTGGTTCTTAGAGATCTGTCTACTACCGAAAAGGGATCTTTGGCATCTGCCGCAGCTCTCTTACTAAACCTGATCTTGTTACCCGCAGCATCTACTATATCATCTGATATCTTACCTAGAGGTTGAAAGCCTCTGAACAGAGCGTCGAAGGTTATCCTGTTGGTGTAGTATATAGTCGGGAGATTAGCTATGGTAGTAGCATATGCTGCACTATGAGAAGTCTCTGCTATAGCCTGTGCTTCCTTATCATTAGGCATTCTGCCGTTCTTCTTATAGAACTCTTCTGTAAGTGTCCGGTCAGTCTCGAGCTGTACCATTCCTCCTTCGAGCTTACCTTCAGCCAGTGCAAAGTTGATATCACGTACGTCTCTGTAGAAAGATCCAAAGGCTGAGTTTCTCCTGGCGTAATCCAGAAGGTTATCAGCTTTAGCTAGTCCTGAGAGATAAGCTCCTGTACGATCAAAAGGCATCACAGCCTTACCTAGAGATTTGGATGCTTCCCAGAACTGTCTTGCAGCTCCTGCTTCCTGTATACCCTTGAAGGCTTGCCATGTTCCCTTAATACCCTGAGTGAAGTGACCTAACTTACTAAAGGCGCTGGTTGCCCGTGCTCCTCCTGCTACGAGGCTTGATCCTCCTGTTACAGGTGCCAGGGCTGTCATTAGTAGTTCTTCTGTAATGAGCTCTCCCATTATACCGAAAGTATACCCGGAGTTCAGAAAGAGGTTAGTAGTAAATCCTCCTACGCCTCCACGTGTAGACATACCTACAGACATAACTTTGTCAAACTCCTGTGCTGATTTAAGATCAGGTCGGGTAGGCTGACCAGTGAGTATATCTCCCCAGGAAGATATAGCACTCTTGAATCCCGTAGCCACGAGACTTGGAAACTGTCCCATAGCCCGGGCCATATCACTTATCCAGCTGGAGTTGGTATTATAGACAGACTCGTTATCTCTCCATGGAGAGAATCCTAACTTGTCGAACTTAGGATGCTGATAATATCTCTCGAAGTTCTGATGGGAATAGTCTGCTCCATAGGAGAAGATCTTACCATACTTCATCGGGTCGGGAGCCAGAGCTGAGAGGTTCTGGATGCTCCCTCTTAACTTTTGAGCATTCTGCTGGCTTTGTACTAAGGGATTAAAAGTTCCGCTATTAGGATTACTACCGGTAGGTACAGGATCAGTTATAGGGATGTTAAACCTACTTGTAACAGGAAAGAGGTTGACGTCCACTTCTGTACCCTTAAAGGGCTCAGAGGGAACTACACCGGAGTTGAGGTACTGGTTCTTCTCTCCGGCCATATTACTGAGGATTTAACTTCGCTGGATCCTTTACTCCATAGAGTTGTTTAAGGACTGCTTCTGCCTGGAGATTAGCTTGGTATTGGTCAGAGAGCATAGACTGAATCTGTCTGTATGCAGAACTCGCATCAAAGGCTCCTCCAATAGGCATGTTGAGAGGTCTGGATATGAGTTGTCCTGTTTGGGGATCGTACTCTTTAATATTTCCTGTAGCGTAGTAGGAACCTCCTTTGTTGACTATACTCACAGCTCCTGCCTTATCAGAGTATTCAGTGATATCCATCTTACCCATCTGCTCCAACATGAAGTCGTATCCGTCAAAGTCGGAGAACTGACGCATCTCATTATTAGCCTGGTCAGCAGGCAGAACTATAGTGAGGCCCTTACTGACATCCATACCCCAGGTGAGCCCTGGACTCGCTTTGGAACCTTTGTACTTATCCAGCCACTGTTGATCAGGGTATATAGTAAGTGCTGTCTTATTTTGGTCATTATCTACTATGTTCTGGTACATAAATCTGTAGGTAGGTCTGCCTTTGTCGGTCTCCTTATATGACTTAGACTGATCTGATATAAGCTGGTTAACTATACTTGAAGCCTTCTCTGAGAGCTCCTCTACTACATCCGGTATAGGTACTCCTTTATCATCTGAGAATCTCACCTGTACTCCCTCTGCTCCGGAGACATTCTGATAATTCTTTAGAAAGCTGTTAACTCTCAGGTAATTATCTGAGGAGTACATATAAGGATCTACCTTACCCCCATGTGCCGCTGTAGCAGCTCCTCCTCCTGCATTTCCCAAAGCAGCTGTGCCGTTGAAAGGCCTTCCTGCAACTTTGTAAGCAGCTTGATAGTTTTCCTTGTACTCGTCGTAATGATCCAGAGCATATTGGTAAGCAGCTTCACGTGATGTTCTGTAACCCTCAGTTCTAGCTGCCCTATGGGCAGGGTTCTCTGATACGGGGATTTCTCCCTCCTTTACATCTATGTAGATATCACCCAGAACTTTCTTACCAGGTCTGAAGTCCTGATGCATGTTATCCGCAGCTCTACGGGCAAACTCCTCTTTATCCATGAGCTTTCCGTGTCTGTCTGTCAGATAAGTGAGCATCCCCAGATCTTTAGCATCTCCTCCATAATACTGTGATTTGCGCATCTCAGTAATGGCATTATCAGCATTCATCTTGTAAAAGCTGTTGAAGGTACTAAGTACCTTATCAGCATTAGTTACGTCCGACCTCATGTCTGTGGTCTGGTTCCAGAAAGACTCTGACCAGAACTTATTAACGGCCCATGTAGAGTTATTCGGATCTGATACAGACAGGGCTCTTTCATAGATAGTGTTGACATCTACTCTGTTGCTGCGACTGGAGCGGGGTATGTTGTTAAGAAGAGCTATCATATCTCCACTTACTACCTGTCTTGAATCAAGACCTGTTCCTTTGAGAATCGTATCCAGGGATGATAAGATAAGTTTTTGCTCAGAAGCAGATGCGGTTGAATAAGCATCAGCCATAGATGTAGCCATCTCCATGAGAAATCTCTGCTTACTATCAGCCCTCTCTCCTGTCAGACGGTTTCTGAAGGCCTGGTTAACTGATAAAGCCTGTTCCTGCTCTTGCTCAGGAGTAGCCGTTCCTATAATATTAAAGAGAGGATCCATAAGATTAAACTCAGAGCCTCCTCTACGCTTGATGTCCTCTACATTTTGCTTGTAATCTTCCTTCTTCATCCAGTACTCATAATCTGCCTGCTTAAGAGTAAGAGAGTTGTTCAGAGAAAGCTTTGAGGAATGACTAGCTAGTGCAAATGCATCAGGTCTCATAGTCTTCTCGTAGTCCCTGTAAGCAAAGGTCTGTGCAGCATTCTTCATCTCTCCCGAGAAGAGTGAGAGTGCTACCATACCATCTATGCTGTCGCGCATAGCACTTATATCTGTGTTGTTACTTGTAGACTTAAGTAAGTAGGATCCCTGATCATAAAACTCTTTAGTGGCTCCTGCAGCTTCCAGCTGACTCTGAAGATCCAGATACTCCCTGTGATCCTGGCTATTTAGAAGTACTCCCTCCTGTGATATCTTGATATCGAGAGCCTGCTTCCGGGTAAGAAGTGAGTCATGTGTATCAGATACTTCTTTATGTTCTGTCTGTTGTGTAGGAACTGCCTGGTTCATGAAGGACTGTACATAAGCTTCCTCTGCTGCAGTCTCACTTCCAAAGTTATACTGATTAGATGCTACGAAGTCCTTCCGGTTGAGATAGGCCTGGGTCTTGAACATATCCATGACAGCCTGGTCGGATCCAAAGAGACTTGTGAAGAAAGACTGCAGGGGAGCTTCCAGAAGCTGACCATTCTTAGTAGTTACTATATATCCTCCCTTGAGCTGATCTACCTTTACATTGAAGCCTGCTTCCTTAGCAGCCTTCATAGCTTTTTCAGTAACATTAACAAAGGGTGTAAATCTTGTATTCCCAAAGCTCAGAGCCTCCTGGTCAGAGACTTTCCGGAACTCGTCTGCCTTATAATTAAGGGCTCTTATCCCACCTTCCCAGTACTGTCCTCCACACTTATTAGGATCAACACAGGACCGGAAGTTCTCTCCTCTCTGAAGTTCCTTCTGGTAGTTCTTAGTCCATATCATGTCCTTAACCATGTTTTGATCCTCGTAGAAGGGTCTGAAGAGATTCATGGCTGTGTTTATATTCTCCGGAAGGGATAAGTCCATTCCTGCTATCTTCTTAAGGTCTGTATCTATAACCTTGAAGAACTCATCTCTGCGGTTAATATTTGACTCTCTTAGCATAGGAGAACTCAGGAGACTACCATAGACACTACTTAGCTCCTTGTGTGCCGCATCATACTGAGACTGCTTGGTCTGTAGGGCATTAGCATAGAAGTTCAGATCGGGGGAAAAGGGCCGAATTTGAGGTATAAACTCCGTCAAACCAGGGAGATATGTAGCCATGCTATAAGTATATGAGGTTAGTCCGGTTTGGTCTCTTACCCAAAAGTCTAGAACTCAGCATCGATTTGGTTGTGCCTAGAATTTCAGCTGCTTCTGCTAAAGATGTATACACTTCTCCTGTTATAGAGTTAACTACTCTTTTACCTCTTTTATCCCTATGCAACTTAGTAAAGTCTATGTGAGCTCTCGATTGAGCTAACATCTTCTTATGTTCCTCTGACATTGTCTGTGGATGTCTAACGCTTAGTATTTCATCTAGATGGGGTCTGTCGATATCATTCTTAAAGTTGAGGTTAGCAAATTCTTTAAAGTAGTAAAGTGCAGCTACATCGTAAGCTCTGGCTGCTTCCTCCTCGGTCATAAACCTCTTGCCAAATACTCTTTCTCCATTATACGCTACTTGAGCTTTCCACCTTAATTTCCGGTGCTTATCTGTGCAATAAGTTACTCCTAGGTATTTAGACACAGTATTAGATCTGGGACTAAGATTCCTATTGTTCTCAGCCTTCGTACATATTCTAAGGTTATGCTTCTGACAGTTCAGGGTGTTGTGATCTATGTGATCTACGACTAGTCCCGGATCAGTACATCTCATTACTATTCTGTGTAGCAGAGTTTCGTACTTAATTCCTGACCTCATCGGTGTCTTTTTCTTACTCCTACTAGCGTAGTGTAATCTTTCCTTCCCTGACACAAACCAATTCCACTGACTTAACCAGTAGTAGTCATCATCATCAACCAGAGCAACTAGTCCTTTTGTAAGTGGTAATGTTTTCATGTAAGCCTGATAGAGTATTCAAATGTACTCAAAATATATATATCTGTACTGTTTAAACTTCATCGGTTTATTCTCCCGGTATTGTATTCTGATAGGACTGCAGGAAGTTGGGATCTGGCATATAACCATACCCTGGGGTCTGCACTCCTGCTGCCAGCTTAGCTGCATCAAAGTATTGCTGAGGCTGAAAGCCGGGATTAGTCCTCATGTAATCACTGGCTAACTGCATAACATCCTTCTGCTGAGGTGTTGTAGGAGCAAGAGGTCTCCCTTTAGTAAAGCGCATCATACCTCCTGTTATCGGAGAGATGTTATACTGAGGGTAGAGAGTATTGAGCACCTGTGCATTAGCTCTGTTGGTTACAGCATCTATGTAAGACTGCCGGAGGTTCTGACGGGCCATAGCTTTAGCATTATCAAACTGCTGGTTGGCTATGGTCATCTTATCATACTGATCCTGTGAGATGTCACGGTTGATCTTGTTAGCCTCACTCATACTCATGGCATTCTGCATAGCAAACTGGTTAGCTACTCCGACATTTAGATTATTGTACCTGGCCATGATATCTGCAGCATTCTTAGCACTCTGTCCCTGCATTTGCTTAAAGCGGGCATTGAATGACTGGGGTCCCGCAAAAGTACTGGCTGCCTGAGCTCCTATATTAGTCTGCTCAGCATTAGCTGCCAGTTCTCTTGTGGGGTCATAGAATGTAGGTTCTCCAAGCTCGGGTTCAAAGGGAGCTGCCCAAGGAGTATACTTCTTTACTCTGTTGAGATCTGAGAAGGCTCCTGCTGACTTAATTATATCCTGTGCCCACCACTCTGAGGGAGGTGCTGCCTTCTGGGCGGCTATAGGTCCCTGGCATGCTGCAATAGCAGCGGCCTTGCTCATATAGCTTGTTCCTGAGGCTTGACTCTTAGGTATAGATGATACATTACCATCTTGGCATATCCACACCATGTCGGCCGGAGACTCTTTTACATCCTGGAATTCTGCCTGCTTACTAAACTTATAGAAGTCAGCATGCTCTGTGCCGAATACATAGTCATCTTCATGTATAGGGCGGAACATCTCCTTAGGGAAGGTCTTCTGTACTCTGTCTACTAAGGTTCCTTCTCTACGTTCTTTACTGGATCCCACAAACTGTGGGGTATAGAGGTCCTCGGGTTTGTCTATCTTATCAACAAGTTCCCTGCTATTAGGATCATACCCCAGGTAGGAAAGATACTTCCTGCGGTTATCCAGCTTCTGCTCCTGTGGAAGTGACTCAAACTCCTTCACATCTTTTCCCGGATTGTTGGCACTCCAGTACTGATATTCCACAAGCTCGGGAGTTACCCATCCTACAAAACCCAGCTTAGTACCCTGATAGTTCTGACTGCCTACCTTAAATCCGTATTTAGAAGCCCCCAGAGTCTTTCCTTCAGCAGTAGCCTCATTATAACTGGATACCCTTGTTAAGAGCACCTGATCACTAAGAGGAAGATTCTTCTTGGCAGCACCTGTTATGTCATATTTACCTGTGCGTTTGTTATAAGTAATTCCTGATCCTGGTTTCTCCGAGAGTCTTTCCAGTACTGAGTTAGCCTTCTTTACATCATCCTCAACGTTGGAACCATAGAACTCATGATAGCCTTCAGGGCCTGACCTGGATCCTGTGAGATTAGTCTTAAAGCCTACTACTTTTCTGTATTTACCCTCAGGGGTTTTTATATAATCTCCTGTCTTAAGATCTGAAGATGAGTAGTCCTTCACTACTGCTCCTTCGGGTAGTGCTGACTTAGTGTATGTCTGCTTACTGGTAGTAGCTGACTGATTAGGAACATATATCTGTGTGTGAAACGGGTTAATGGATATAGGTGCTTCCTCTGTTTCCATAGGAGTGAGAGGTGTTATCATAGATTCTCCGCCTTGCTGATACATATTTCCCTGACCGGCTTGAGGTCTTTTCTTACCCGATATGAGCTCTGAGGGATCAATATTATTAACTGCCAGGTAGGGTAGTGCTATAGCAGGTATATCTTGTGGAAAACCCTTCATGGACTCTTGGGCTAAGGCTAGCTTAGCGAGTTTCATGTTGTAGTTCTCTATCATTATTTTGGCAGTATTCCTCTGAATATCATCTGAGTCAGGATCAGAGAATACTCTCCTGTACTTAGCCAGATCATACTTCTTAGCCAGGTCTGCCGGTGTATAACCTTTCTTAAGAGGCTTCTTCCCGAACTCCGTGAGGATCCCCTCATCTTTTATCTTTAACTTCTTATCCCTGGAGAATATAAAAGAGTTGTCCGGTAGAGAGAGTGGGGTACCTCCGTTAGAGTGTCTCTGTCCACCTACGAGGAAGCTTTCTGTGATACCGTCTTTATTGATATCAGTAATTACGACTTCTCCCTTTTCAGCTTCAAGAGAGCTCTTGTCCCGTGGTGCTGGTTTGATATATCTACGGGTGCTTATAGTATCATCCTGAGGGGAGTCTCCTCCCTGAGCGTATGGTAGTGATTTTATCCTTACTTTTCTCATAGTTCTTAATCTAGAAACTCAATCTCTCCTCCGTGAGCCATTATCATCTGTATCTCAGAGTTAGATAATGTGTACTCTCCACCCTTCTTATAACTTCTACCACGGAACTGCACAGGTACCATATCATCAGGACGGAACATACCTGAGTTAGGGTCGTAGTCGCCTCTTTGTCCGGAGTTACCGTATTCATTAGGGGTAAAGATAGCATCAGCATTCATACGCTTGCGGAAGTTCTTATCCTTCCTTCTACGTTCTCCCTGCTCAAGGACATTTCCTATCATGCTGGTTCCTGCAAGAATAGCATCTGCCAGAAAGGGGTTTGCATACTTACCTATCTGGGTTCTACCTTTGACTGTTCCTGCAGGCACGTTACCACTGGTAGCTAACTTACCTTGTAGATCCATAGTAGTTTTCATAGTAGAAAACGGATTCTCATTACCTGTCTGCCAGGTATAAGCGTCGGTAGAGGGTTGTATAGGTACTTCTGTGCCGTAATCGTATGCACTTGTGGCAGGAGCCTGTGGATAATTAGTCTCTACATTCAGCATTGATCCGGGACCTTCCCAGTCAAGAGAAGTACTCCACGGATTGTTGGTAATACCTGTAACTGCAGGATTATGTGGTATAATCCACGGTCCTCCTCCCTGATACTGCACAGCAGGTATCTGTTGGAACTTGTTCATCAGATCCTGGTTATTAGGTCTGAATCTCTCCAGGTAATCCTGGTGCATATCCTGATCATTAGTATAGGACATAGGATTTCCTCCATACTGGAAGGCACCTTGTTGGAAAGCATTAGCCATCATATCAGCCTCCTGATCTGCCATGTTAGTCATAGCATTACTAGCTAGAGAGTTAAGGAAGTTATTGTTCTTGTTATCTATGTAATCTCCCTCCTGGAAGTAGTCTACATTACCTTGGGTATCTCCGCCCATCTGCTTGCGGGCTACTGTGCGCATCGCTTTGGCAAAGCCTGCTCTCCTTCTTATTTTAGGATCCGGGGAGTTGAGTCCTCTACGTATGCACTCTTCTGTGACCTTCCCTCCACAATAAGCTGTGAACGCTCCTTCTGTACCTCTGCGCTTCATAGAAGCTGCTGCTTTCTGGATCCACTTACCTCCACTCTTCATCTCAGGGATATCTTCATCCATAATCTGGCTCATATCACTGTACGCTCCTCCTGTGTTAAACTTAACTCTTACTGTACGAAAGGTCTTGTTAGGGTCGGAAGTGTTATAAGGTATCGGTACTGGTTGTGGGGTAAATACCTTTGGCATCATCTGCTTAGGCTGAAACATCGGGGTAGACCTGTCATTTGAAGGTGCTACATAGTTTAGCCACTCTGGTGAGAAGTTATAGGGAAGTATACCTTGGGCTGCCAACATAGCTGCCTGGGTTCCCGGTTGATGTTCTTCAGCGGCTCCTCCATGAGCATATGATATAGGGCCTCCACAATCATAACATGGCATGTTCTCCATCATTGCATCATACTTCTGCTGGGATACATTGTGAAAAGGAGCCATCCTGGTATTACCTCCATGTTTGTACATCTGGTCATTACGCATAAGTGTACCATCTGGCATCATATGATATCCTTCTGGTACTCCTCCATACTGGTATCCATGATATCTTGGTCCGAAGGGGTTCTTCATCTTCTTCATAGGCTTGTTCTTTAGTCCGTACTTATGTGCGGGGATCTGTATGTTATAGTAGGGAAAGTAATAGTGGTTATATCGGGGCATCTGTCCTCCCTCATGAAAGAAGGCCTTGTTAGAAGAAGGATCGAGGTATGGTATAAAGTCCTGTGTAGTATCTCCTCCATACTGCATGTTCTGTGCAGCTATATATCCGAAGAATCGTCTCTGCTTTTCTGTGAGGGGACGACCCGCTATAGATCCATGTTCCAGGATCTCTCTGGCTTTTTCCGGTGTAGGTCCTCCTTTTGCCATAATAGGTACCTCCAGTACAGCATCGTGGTTAGGAAAGAGATAGTTCTCTCCCGGGTAGCCCACTGCAGGATTTCCCAAAGATAAGTCTTTATCAAATGCCAGAGGTATCATCATGAGTGGTTTTTCTACTCCTCTCATGGAGATGGAGTTTCCAGGAATAAGATTAAAGTCGTTAGACTTGTCCCTGGAGTTACTTCTGTAACCTGTGGTTGATATTTTACCTCTGAGCTTTCTCATCGTACTGATAACAGGTTCTTGTTACTTATAATCATAAAGAGGAACTTATTGTTGCCACTTATTCTCTTTCTCAGAAGCACTGAGTTAGTGTAGTGCCGGAACTTCTTCCTCTGGAACTCCTGCTTGTTGTAGTTAAGGTTATTCGGGTTTAGTATGCGCACATAACCATTAGGTGCAGTATTCCATATGAGTCTTTGTGCTGCCAGATTGAACTCTCCCCTGTCATCTGTAATATCCCAAAACTGGTTGAAGCGATACTTCTGCTCCTCCTTGGAGAAGAGTATATCTATGGATGCAGGGTTGATGACGGGATATTGAGTAAGCAGAGTTACATCATTCTTAGGACTCAGGTTAAGCCGGAGAAGACCAGAGCACTGCTCTGTATTATATACAGTAGCCTCGTCAAAGTTAGTGTCGAGTACATGGAACCGATCATGACAATTCTCCCCATATCGGTATACTTCAAGATAATACTCCACATTTCTAAGAGTATTAACTGCCGGTCCTGTAGGAGCTTCCCACTCTACTTCGAAGGGATAGTCTACTCCATAGAACTTACAGTAACTATCACAGAGTATATTATGCCGCCATATACCCCGGTCAAGTATAGTTAGGAATGTTGTCTTGCTTGGCATAGTCAGGTTGGGATGCCAGTCATGCCAGGATATCCAGTCTCCCTGTCCCTTATTAGCCTTTGGGTCAAAGCTAATGGTCCATGATGCACTGTCAAAGTAGAGGGGATCTCCGAGCTTTATACGTACTAGTCCGTTTACCAGGAAGTCATCATTGTCTACATAGACTACTTGTCCCTTAAACTCCTCTTTGAGTCTGAAGTCACGCTTGCAGAAGTAGACCAGGTTGTTCTCGTTATCATAAACAGACTGGCAACCTATACCTATGACAGGATTGTCTACAAGCTTAAAGTCGGGAAAGTCCTGCAACAGGAAGTATGGTAAGTAAGTAGCAAACCACCACTTTAAGTCTGAGAGAGTAAGCTCCTCAGGTGTCTCCCCTCTAAGCCGGAATATCTTACCTTGGTTCTGACTAATCCAGAAGAGTCCTACAGGAGTATTTATTACACTGAGCCTGCTCTGACAGCTTCCATACTCTATAGGCTCATCTACATTAATAAGATTCTGGAGAGCCTGACTAAAGAGTCCTCCGTCACCTAAAGTGACCTTAGTTCCGAGATCAGTCTGGAGAACATCTACTCCCATAAACTGTATCGGACTCTCGTTCTCAAAGAAGATGATGGCTCCGTTCTTACCTATGGGTTTTATAACAATAGTCCTGCTCTTGAAGTCCTTATAGTTATTAGGCAGGTAAATATACCAGTTATCCTCCTTAAGCTCCTTATTCTGCTGCAGGCTATAGATAAGTCTGAAGGGATAGTCGGAGAAGCAGGTCTGTGCTATGAGAGGATCATAGTCCCGGGGCTGAACATTACCCCAGGATATAAAGTTATTAAAGAGCCTGGAAATACTCAGTGAGATGTCATACTTAAAGAAGTTACCTGACTTGATAACATCCATAGCAAACATCTGTCTAAGATCTGTATGGTTATATGAATCATAATGTCTCTCGGCTTCGGGTTCTCCCCAGTCTCTAAGGTCTGTATTAATCTCAGATTCCACAAAGAAGTCTCTCACTCCTGAGTTGAAGAGGTACATATATGCCCTCTTTACTCCAAATGATACGGGACAGTTTGCCCTGTCAAGAACGTGTCTGTCACTAGGTGTAACCCAAGCTCCCGGATTAAGTATATTAGCCACTATTGACTGGAGAAACTCTGTTACATCGAACTCTGTAGTATTCATCCAGTATGCAGGATGAGGGATCATCTTCCTGAGTAGATAGTCGAACTCGAATCCGTCCGGCTGACCATTCATCCAGTCATAGAAGAAGAACATGGTGTTCTTCTCTGTATAACGGGTTACATATGTGTCTCCGTTAAAGAGTACTGGTGAAGTGGTCTGGATCTTGTCAGTTACACAGGTCGAGACCGGGACCTCCCTGATTCCATCTAACTGTCCATACTGATTGCGCATTCTTTGCTTCAGTGCAGAATAATGACAGCTTGAAGTAGTATTGAAGGGTTCCAGTGGATTATCATGATCTACATTACCTGGAAGGTCTCCTACTCTCTGTCTTGTGTTATCGGTAGTAAGGGGGTCTGATACGGGAAAAGTCGTCTCTAGTGTTACACATCGTCCTCTATAGAGATTATTTACTCTGCTGGATCCTCCGAAGTCCTGTATCTGTGGATCCAGGTAGATAGACTGGTCTATAAGTCTACGGTTGTTGTTGACTTGAGGATTCAGGAAAGTGCCATAGAGGCAATGTGACTCGTACTGGAGTGCATATTGTCTGTAGGGTATAAGATTGCGTATAATGCGGAGAACGTTCTCTGTGCCCTCTGATGTATAGTAAGTGAATGTAGGAATCGCCTGGAAGAATCTAAGTACTGCTGGTACACTGGAATGTTTACCATCATCCTGCTCCACGTTAGTAGTATAACCAAGCATACCAAGTGCTGCATTGAGAGGAAGTCCTGCTCCTCCTAGTGCTGTATAGTAAGGATCTGAAGTGGCTCCGACAAGATTACTTAGTAGTACTGCACCTGTGTCATAAAAGGCATTTGTAATACCACCATAGGCCGCGTTCCATCCTACCATAGCACCTATTCCCGAAACTCCAAAGTCTATAGGTTGTGCACCAAAACCTACTCCGGCCGGTCCTGCAAATGTCCATTGCCCACTTTGCTTCATCATTCTAGGGCCTAATCGTGTAGTTCTTCTCATGCCGTTCATAGCCAGCATAGCTATTCCTACTCCTGCTATCAGAGAGACATAGAATGTCAGGTCTGTGATAAGCTTATGACGTGGGTGCTTGTCGGGTTCTACAAACTGGCCTTCTACGGTACCATTGAACTCTCCATATATCTTCAGCTCTTTGGAGGAGAGAAAGGGATTCTTAAACTGCGTATCGGGAGAGTGAAAGGTGAATATCTGACGTGAGAAGTTGGGATTAGGGTTATAGTTATTCACAGAACATCCCAGAGCTAGGAAGTTAGTCTCTGTAGTAGAGATGAATTTATCAGGGTTCAGATCATTATAGGGATAGTTAGGATAGAGACCTTGGCGGGAGGTTACTCCTCCTTCTATATCATATAAAGCTGTGTTATTAATAATACCCTTGGCTACAACAGTCTTATTACCCTCTCTGGAGCCACGGAGAATCTCATAACCTACTATACTTGTTATAGGATTAGAGGAGTTATCTACAGGAACCTGTATATTCTCGAACTTTACTCCCATAACCCGGATAGTATTGCCTCCGGAACTAAAGTGGTTCACATTAGGATGTAGAGCATTGTCGGGGAACTTATGATGCCTGATAGGCTTACCGCATAAGTTACCCCATATCTGTGGGGTGTCGTCCGGATATATCTCTGTGGATTCCCAGTATCCCATAAGACCTTCTGCTATCTGAAGACCGCCGTCGGGTAGAGTTACCGGAGCAAGAGATGTAATAGTAGCTGTATTCCTTACTCTCCAGTTGAAAGGAGTAATACCCTCATCTATCTCAATAGCTGCATCTGCACCAGCTACAATAGTGAGATCTGAAGGTACACTTGCTCTGCCGGGAATATGATATGATGCTGACTTATCTCCTGTATCATATATCCACCTTATAAAGAAAGGATATTGCTCGTCCCTGAGATACCCGGCGTTACTACCACCCTTACGGTAATAATCTGATGGATACTCCACAGAAGTCCACTTAGTAATAATCTGGTTGGCCAGAGGCTGATAGTTAAAGTCCAGCTTGGTTCGGGGGCCTACTCTTATGGCATAGTCACCGTTCTCATAGATAGCCTCCGATGAATCAAATATCGGATTACTTATAGGGATCTGCTCTATAGGAACAGAAGGTAGCTCGTTACTTATATTATCAATAGTAATCTGGGACTGCCTGGTGCTATATATACCTATTCTTCTGGCCACTGCCTGTTGGTTCACAGTAGAGACTACTATCAGCTCAAACTCGTCAAAGCGGGTATCTATGTCATCTATGAAGATATCTATAGATCCTGCTACATTGCTATGCTCGAAGAGGGGCTGAACATTAGAGGGAAAGAAGTAGTCGGATATTCTCTGCTGGTTGATAGTATATCCCAACATGGCATAGTAAGAGCCGTTAGGTAAAGTGCCTCCTGAAGCTCCCTTTTGTACTCTCAGGCATGGTGCCTTTATAAATCTCGCGAGTCTTATCTGATCACAGTCAAGATCTGTAGTAGGGGTACAAATAAGACAGTCATCTACAGTGACACAGTTCTCCTTAAAGGGAGGATTATCCAGATTCATAGATCTATCGGGGTTCCTATGAGAGTCGGACCAGTATACCTGCCAGGTACAGTCGAAGTTCTCCTTAGCTATACCCTTTATCAGGTTAGATCTGTTAAAGTTGAGACAGGGATCGTTTACTACTGTATCATAGTCACAGGTACTCTCCCGGAATATTCCTATCTCTGAGCTAGTGTCGTCTGTAGAAAATATAGCCCACCGGTCTGAGTAGAGGTGAATGGTTCCTATGATAGTATAGGGAGCATTATTACATATGAGGTTGGAGGGTTCGTTACCTATGCTACCAAGATCTCCTGTAACAGAATTATTGATGGCATTACGGGCATGGATCCATGCGTTAGGAGGCAGGTAGAATCCCTTCGTATCTTCTACCAGACTCTGGCTGGATGTACGAAAGGTAGCACTACTGGTATTTTGGCTCTGCTGGGCCATTATCTGTAACGGGAGTGTATAGGTCCATAACTGGCAAACATCTGGAAGTACTTAGAGTACTGAGCCTTGCGGTTCTTTTCCCATACCTTACGCATCTCTGAGAAGTCAGGAGTGTTGACCATGGATAAAGCATTATTCCTTGCCATCTTCAATTTAGCCTGTGTAAGCTCCAGCTTTCTGGCTACGTCCTCGTCATTGAACCACATATTCTCAAAGATTCTCTCCTTGGTCGCATACTCATAATATTCATTGAGCAGAGGGTGATCCGGAGCCAGAAGGTTTCCGTCATCATCCTGCAGATTACCCTGATAATTAATGTAAACATTCCCGCACTCGAAGTTAGTGAAAAGCCACCCGTCTTTTATCCATGCTTCATCTCTACAGTGCCATCTGGTATTAGGACAGTCACAATCTACTGTTACAGGGTTATCTATAATTCTTAAAGGAAAGAGCTCTCTAAAGGTACGGGTCTGGGTCTTGATTATCTGTACAAGTTCAAAGCACTCTCCCTTACAGTTGAGACAGACCTTAGGAGTCTGGCATGGCTGACAGGGTTGTGCGTTGGCACAGGGATCTATACACGGATCCACAGGAGTACATGGATCACAAGGTGTATTTACTACAGGATCTGTGCAGGTATCGATAGTAGCAGGCTGACACTGATATGTGGGTCCGATCTTTCTCTCTTCAATATGTGTTCCCTGACTAAGAGGGACGGTGACTGTAAACTGCCCGCATATAAGTGCAAAGTTTAGTACATAGAAATCGTCCGGGAGTCTCACTTTAAATCTCTCGACTTCTAAGACGGCTTCCTTAGTCATAAATATCTTTAGACCCAGATCATAGCTAACTCTACGGACAACCTTGATAAGCTGCTGCGGCTCGATCATCTGCTCCAAGGCGACATTCTGAAGATCTACTCTGACATCGTTGAGCAGCTGATCAAAGGTTCTGTATTGTAGTGTATACTTAGACATCTCTAGCGTATTTGGTTTTGCTTATCGTCAGGACCATCCTGAGGTATATTTACACTGGTGAGTATTTCCTTAAGCACCATACTCTCTATCTCAGCAAAGAGATAATCGGGAACGTGTGTAGACTGCTCCTGTATAGGAATACACTGTTCTTCCTCTGAGCAGATAAGACATGATATATCTGTCTCGGGCATTACCTCCAGTCTCACAGCATCCCACTCCAGATTAGGAAAGTAGAGATATCCGTCCAGGAACCAGTAGTACTTATTCTTATTAAATCGAAAAGTGGTAGTACGGGTCATGGATACATAAGTTGCAGGTTGTGTCTTATAAGCTTCCTGAGAACCATCGAGTGAACTCACTGTACGGAATATAGGCCCGAGAGCTCCTTCCATGATACCTATGATTCTTTCCTTTGTTCTCATAATAGTACAGTTAGAGGGAACCCCTATGCAACAGGCCTCTATTTTGTCTACCTCTATCAGATCCATACAGGGGATAGGTTTAAATAAGCTGGAGTATCTCATAAGCTTATTCTCATTATCTGTTCTACGTATAACCATCTTGGCATACTTGAGGGCTACACTATAGAGATACCTATCGGTAACGAAGGCATCTTCCTTTACAGCTTTTAGTCCTCCTCTTATTCTTGATATGGTTTCTCCTATGGTAGTCATGACTCCTTCATATTAAATTCATCATATGCCTCTGGTAACTCCTGTGTCTTTCTCTCCTTGTAAATCTGATATCTCAGATCTTTAAGCTTTCTTGCATACTCTATCTTAAGGGTAGTATCTACCATTACATATTTCTTCCAGCATCTGCGAAACTCCTGAGAGGCGGCTCTGGTAAAAGGTCTCGTACCTTTGAAACTCCAAAGCTCCCTGTTCTTAACTTTATACTTAACGTGATAATTACTATACACTATTTTAGCTATAAAGCTGTCAGAGTTAAAATTCTTATGAGTGGCAAGAATATTATACTTCTCACTCTTCTTGTGGTCATAATTATATAGAAGTAGTCTCTTACTGTGAGGGAGATATGCTACTATATGAGATCTTCCCATACTTGCAGGAAACTCTACTCCATCCCGGCTCTTAACTACTTCCTGCCACAGGAGACCGTTGTAGTATCTTATGATAGCCTCTACCCTATACATAGATACTCCCTTATACTCAGGATGAAGACTAAGAAATCTCTTAGCAGTAGTATGAGTAATTACATGCAGGGTCTTTTTCCGGTACCGTGGTCCCCTCAGGTCTGTCTTACGGTATTCCCTAGGTTTGTCCAGCTCACTCATACTTTAAGGTCTTACAGAATGTAAAGTTAAACTTTTAAGGTTTACATCTGTCGTGTTTAGTTGGTAAAAGAAGGAGGTCTCTGGTATGAGCCTGAGACCTCCCTTGGTAAAGTCACGATAACCAACTAATCGTAACTCTGTGTCTTAGCAGGCACCGTTGACTACTATAGTGACTGTAGAGTTCTGTGTAATCAGAGATCCGGTAACTATACATAATGTTATGTCAAGTCCTGCTCCCAGCGTTGACTGGACGGCTTCTCCTCCGCAAAGCTGATACCACAAGTCTAGTGTAGTGCCGCCTGTATTCTCTATAGTTACACTCTCACAGTCACAAAGACAAGCTCCGCTTTCAACCGTATCCCAGCGTGAAGGGAGTGGTGCAGGTGGTGCTCCGGCCTTACACACAGTAACAGATTCCCCTGGCTGAAGCTCGTTACCTGGAATAAATACTCCTGTAGAGGATCCGTCACAATCTGGTGCTTCAAACTCAGGGCATGTTCCCAGTACTGCTGTAGCCGTAGCTTGTATTCCGGGACTAGGTGGATCTATAGTTACTGTAGGAGTTGATGTATAACCCGAGCCCTGTGTGTCAACTGCTATTGATGTTATCGCATCTCCCACAACAGTAGCTGTTGCTGTAGCTCCTGAGCCTCCTCCGCCAGTAATAACCACGGCAGGGGGGCTTCCTGGTGAGTATCCGGAACCTCCGTCCGTTACAGTAATAGATACCACAGGGGCATTATTACATGTTACTGTATATCTCTTGCAAGACGGATCAGGATCAAAGTCCACTGAGAAGGGTACCCTATTATTAGTAGAAGACTCCAGCTCACATGTTGGCTGGACATAACCTTCGAAGGTTACTATAGGACATGTCTCATTATCCACACTTACTGTAATATCTACAGTACATGTGCTTCCTGAGGTACATCCCACAGTAGTAGTACAGTCATAAGCTCCTGAGGAGCCTATCCGCCAGCATACTCTATGCAGACCTGTATAGTTAGCTGTGAAAGTTACTGTTATCGTAGCTGGTTGTGGTGCCATAGTATCTCTTTTTTATATCATTATGCGTTAGTCCTTACTAATATTGTCAGGGAGTAGCAGTTACCTACAGAGCAGATAGTGTTCACTCTTATGTGGTAGTCTGTATCGGGTATAAGTCCTCCAATAGTATCCTGTACTACAGGAGGGATTACTGAAGTATTAAGAGTAAAAGATCCGGCAGAAGCCAGCTTGTACTCCGTAGTATAAGATGTAGCATTGGGAGACGCGTCCCAGGCTATTGTAATAGTGGTAGTAGTCTTTGCTAAAGTATGCAGGTTTAATATACTCTGGCAAGTGTTCGACTCAAGGACACACCCTGTTCCTGCAGTGAGAAGAAGCAGCTTCTGTATAATCTCTTCAAGTCTGTCTCCCGGATTAATTCCGTAGTCCGCTATAGGATCTCCCTGATAGGTAATACATTTACTGTCAAATATCTCAGGGCAAGGTTCTTTGACGGGACATACCGGTGCGTTGGGATCACACGGGGGCAACACGGGAGTAGTTAACGCCTGGTCCCTGCATCCGCACTTGTCCTTATTACTTCCACATTTCTTACAGCTCATAGTTATGGTATATTAAGTTCTGCTGTTACATTGGTAGGGGGGTTACATGCTTCTGAGAGAGTAGTTACAGGAGTGAACGGGCAGTTGGTAGTCTTGGTTCCTACTGTAGCTCTTACTCTTACCTTGTAGGCAGTGCTTGAAGCAAGCCCTGTGAATGTTCCCAGTATAGTCTGAGGAGAGCTAACTGTAGTAGCCTGGCTGGCTATAAGTACTGTTCCTGCGTTATTGTAAACCTCTACTGTATATGTCACTGTACCACTTGCTATGTGGGTAATGTCATATGATATCTCTGTCTGTGTAGAGCTGTAGCTCACATTAGGACAGGTGAATGTGTTAATGACTGTAGCTGTAAGCTGGAACTGACACTCTGTACCTTCGGAGAGGTTCTCCAGACATATGATACTGGTAATAGTAAAGTCAGAAGAGCTGTTCAGAGGAGTTCCGCTGATATCAATAGGGAATCCTCCCGGATCATTGATTACAGCAAAGAGGTTGATAGTAGTGACTATACTTCCTCCGAGAGTATCCATAACAGTAACTTGTGTACCCGAAGGGTCACACTGCTGAAAACCTGCAGGGATGGTGCCTGTGAAATAGAGAACTAGTGTTGTGGGGCTCGACATAGATGCTTGGAGATTCACGGTAACTCCATCACATCCTGTAGGACAACAGTTAATCTTAATATTCTGTACAGCAGCTCTGATATCACATATAGTAAGCCACATGTTAGTAAATGAGTCAGAGATATTCTGTACTGTAGTCTTCCAGCCTGGAATAGAGGACATATTTCCTCCTCCGGGACCTAGCTTTTCAGCATCATCAAGACCTGCACACTGATTACTTATAGCTATATAAATATCTGTAGGTTCTCCTGTAGCACCTCTTAATTCACAGAATTGTCTCTCGAGTTCTATCAGAACTTCGTCAATAGGTATGTTACTACCTGTCATTACACAGACAGGATTCATAGTGGGTAGTACGAACGACGGCTCAGGTTCTTCCTCAAGAGTTGTTATCCGCTCCTCATGATTCTCGAGAGTAGTCTGATTACCTCCCAGTTGAGTGGACTGACTACATATCCTGTTACCTATAGCTATAACATAATCATCAAGCTGCATAGTAGTAACAATGTCTCCTACCTCATTTGTGAACCAGAAGCACTCAGCTATATTTACTACACAGTCCGGACATCCTTCTGCAGCAGCCTGAACTTGTTGGTCACAACAGTCCTCCAGTGCACATATTCTGTTTATAAGTATCTGTATGAGCTCACTGAAGTCTTTGGGGGAGGGACAGGGTAGACTCAGGCATGTAATATCATAGTTATCAAGATCAAGAAGGTCTTTAAGCTCACAAAGCTCTACGGCCAACTTATATACTACATCTGTGATAGTGTCTCCTTTACAGAGATCTATACATGGGAGACTGGGTCCTCCCCATGTCACACAGTTTGAAGATATGGGATCACATGATTCCTTATTGAGTTCTAGTGGCTTCATAGTGCTTTATACAAGTGTTAGTACTGCATTAACATTCTCTACGGGCATACAGCTTCTGGTGACAAAGATAGTAAGTGTAGCCGATACATCACATGGTGGACAGCAGGGATCTGCAATAATAGTCGCACATATATCCGGATCCTTTATGGCGTCCAGGTCTAGCAGAGACTTTTTTATAGTCCATTTCTGGAGGTCTTCCTCACAGCAGGCTTCTATACCATACCTGAGACTCAGGACGAGTTTCCATATCTGATCTGCAAAATTACAGTTTACCTTCTCAGTATATTCTGGTGGACAACCTGGGGTGATATATCCTGGTTCTGACTCCCGTGGCTTTACCGCAAGGGGAGATGGAGAAGCTGTCTCGGGAAGGCACTCGGTGCAATCCTCAAAGGCAGGTAGTGTAATAGTTACCGGTGTAGTCAGAGTACAGTTAGTAGTCTGAGATACCATCCAGCAGGTATCTCCGCATCCTAATATCTTTATGATCATTCCCACATACAGTGAGAGATCTACAGAGGTGATTATATCTGGTAACTGAGCTGTGCAATCCTCTAGAAGAAAACATGGAGAGTTACACTCTGAGCAGTCCTGAAGTACATCTATAATTACTACTCCGGCGTTCTTACATATACCACTCTGAATAGAGCTTACTGTCCAGCAGGTATCGGATCCCTGGATAGTCACTGTCTGTCCTACATAGGCGCTCAGATCCTGGGATGTTATTATATCCGTCTCTGTTCCATTACAATCTGTGAGAACATAACACACAGGAGGATCTGTAGCAGTCCATACTGCCATTATAGATGCTGCCGGGCCATAGTTATCTGTAGGAGATCCTGTGAGTCCTGCATCATTGGTGTCAAGAAGAGAGTTATTAAGTGAAAAGAATCCCTGAGTAGGGGCATAGAAGTGTGCAGCAAATACGGGGGCTCCCTGTATCACATAAGGTGAAAGAATTGTCCACGTAGCTCCTGCATCTATTGATCGGAGTCTTTCGGTTCCTCTTGCTGTAGCCCAGAGTCTGGTATCGCTGACCCATGTAAGGTGGAGACCTTCCCTATCTGGAAAATTCTGTACCTGTGTAAAACTGGTACCACCATTAATACTTCTATGTATATCCCCTCCGCCCACAGCGACTATAGTCTGCTCATCAGACGAGAGATGTATCCCCACTATAGGAGATGAATCTGGTAACAAGGCTCCTCCATTGAGTACTACCCATGTTGTTCCTCCATCTATAGTCTTAAGAACATACTGCTGGAAAGAAGCTACGCCTATAGTAGCACTTATAAAATGTACCGAGAAAGCATTTCCGGGAGAGCTTAGTCCTGTAGGGGTGGCAAATGTGGGAGCAAGATTAAAGTTGAGTCCTCCGTCAATACTCTTGACTACGGTACCATCTGTACCTACAGCGTAAATGATGTTGGTGTCCTGAGGCCATACTTCCCAAAAGTTGATGGTGAGTATTCCAAAATTACCTCCGGGAGATGCCCAGCTAGCCCCTGCGTTAGATGATACCAGTATAGTACTGTTCATACCTACTGTAAAGACCTTATCCGTGTTAGTGGGGTCGGTCTTTATATCATTAAGCCTGTTGGTAGAGGGAGTAGAGACATTAACCCATGCTCCCGCAAGGTTATCGAGTCTCTTGACAACCCCGTTTGATCCACAGCTATAGGTTCTTGTTGCCATCTAGGAAGCATCCAGTGCCATCTCTACTTTTATGTTGTTTATCACAGGGGTTATGTTAGCTCCTGGTTTCTTTACTGGTACAGGTTTGGATACACACTTGGAACATGCTGATCTTCCATCAGCGGTAGTTCTGCGCTGGCATCCACAGGTTATCTTAGCTCCACAGCTGGGACATGTCTGTGCCATAATATATAATGTTGGTTATTTTGCACAAATGTTACATGATAACTTATCTAGTCTCTTTAGGGCATATCTATAGATGTCCATACCCTTCTTAGGGTTATGACAGTACTCTACAGAAGCCTTAGCGGCCTTGATCATCATCTCTATAAGATTTAACTCCTTGAGCTTCTCCTTAATTTTAAAGGAGGGTTCGCAGGCTGCTATATCCAGAGCACACAGTATCTCTGCTATCTTCTCGAGTGCACATGTCACTCTTAGGTGATTATACTCTACATGTACATAGTCATTAGGGGCTATGCTGTATCTGATGATGTATATACCATCGGGAAGATTAGAGAAAGATGTCCCGCAGTTCTGTGTCTGTAAATCAAGATCACAGGCTGTGAGATTAAGGTTAAAGCCCTGAGTAATATCTGTGATAGTTACCGGGAGGTTGAATCCTGGTACGGTTATCTGGAGAATAGGGCATGTAACCGGAAGATCCGGACTATAGATACTGGTATCCTCTATCCTCAGGATACACTTGTTTCTGGTATCTGGAGCCTCCAGGCTCAGGACATGCCTTGCCATATTCTATAATGGTTTTAAACACAAAAGAGGAGAGGAGACTTAAGTGTTAGTCTTCTCTCCTCCTGGTATGTTTTCGTGTTAGGTTTAAGGAATAGGTACAGGTGTGCAGCTCTCACAGTCGTGAACTTCAAGCTCTGTCTGGTTACATCCACAAGATGTGATCCATGTATCCATAAAGGTCTCAAAAGAGGCACTCGGAGCATCTGTTATAATCTCCAGTAGGTACTGCTCGTTGTCAAAGACTCCTGTAGGATTGTTGAAACGAGGTACTGAGTGAAGTATAAAGTACCTGTAGTACATAGCTGTCCGGCTGATAGCAGTAAACAAGTCGTCCCCCTGAGTAATCTCACGGATACGCATGTTAGTATCACGGAAGATGTTCTGCATGTAGCTTTCTGACAGGACCAGATCACGGAGAACGGTTTCTCCGAATCCTGCACCCTGACGGGAAGGACACTCTGTTATAACACATATACCTTCGAATACACAAGGGTCTCCTGTATAGTCTACTAAAGATGCATAGATAGCCACTGGCTCTTTCTCAAAGAAGTCTGTAACCTCAAATGAGCAGTCTCCGAAACGGGTATCTACATAAGCTCCCTGGAGGCGCATTCCTGCACATGCATCTGCTATGTGACCTGCGGATACATAGTTATCCCATGTATCTACTCCACCAGTTGTTCCTGGAGGATACCATGCAGCACCGGTCTCGTCAAATACGATAGGGGTTACAAAATCCTTTAGATAAGGTGTACTGATAATCTGGTTAGCCCATCCGATCATTACCAGGGTAGAGTCCACCGGATCTGGTGTAGGATCAGGGCAACATCCTGTGTAAAAGTCTACGGTATGGTATGACTGATGATTCAGTAAGCGTAGTGCCGGTGAACCTTTGATGTCGATACGCAGGTAGTAGGTCTGGTTACACAGAAAGGTGAAGCAGCATGTTGGATCTGCGGGACTCAGGGTAGATGTGTAATTGGTATTACCAATATGCACTATCTGATTCTGAGGGGTACATGGATCTACTCTATAGAAAGAGCGGATGTACTTAGGGTTAATCATCTTTGACTTGGTGGATTCCTGGTAGCCTCCATGGAACGGTCCGATCTTATCATTAGTGTAGAGCGCTGTGCTAGCAAGGATAAGAGGTTGTCCACTTGTTACCACAGCCGAAGCTGCATTAACAGAGAGACTGGTATCTGTGTCAAAGAAACCGAAGGTTCCTAAGCCGAGGGCATAGGGAGCTGCGGTAGTGATAAGGTTAACACTGTGTACGCCCGAGCTTGTTAAGAAGCCCTCGTCCACTCCGGATGATACTGCCGGGACAGCTGCCTGGGTATCGTGGGTTCCCACGAACACCTTGTTGAAGGCATGGTTAAAGTAAGCCATAGTTGTTTTAGGTTAAGTTATATAAACATTAGTGCAATATTACGAAGTTCTTGTCATACATGGTGCTGCTCCTGCATAAAAAAGTTAGTTGTTCTGCTCCACAGCCTGTTCTTCACGGGCTTTCTGGTTCATTGACTCTATATCTCCTGCCAGAACCATGGCTGCCTCATCTATCATTACTTCTACTATATCATCCTTGAACTCCGCCTCTATATCGACAGGACTTATCTGGTTAGTATAGGGGTTAGAGCATCCCTGTATCTCTATTCTCCGGGGTTGCCGGTAATAGACAAGGGTGGAGCTGCTTATAGAGAACTTTTCGTCAGTATATATAAGTACCTTATTGTTCTTTAGAGTGGAGATGGTCTCTGCCCACTCGAAGCTTGGTCTCTTATTTACATCTCTGAGAATGTCATCTATGTTGCCTTCCTCTACCTGAAATATCTTCATGCGTCGGGGAGTGTCACAGCATTTATCTGTGGCATAGGCAGAGACTCTCTTCCACCGGAAGTAGTCCGGAGGTATAGGAGCCTCAAAGTAAAGTTTCTTGTTAGTCATTATCAAAGGGAGATCCAGCAGGAGAATCTGCAAATCATCTATTCTGCTGGTAGACTGCTCGTCTCCTTCACGGACAATATTTAAGCCATGAAGTTGTCTACGGCACCATCCTACCTGACCTTTATTAAATGCCTCAACTATCTGCCAGCATTCTATATTGTCATAATCATCACTGGCGATCTTGTTGAGCCGCTGCATGATTTTAAGTCTGAGAGTAGTGTTATTCACGCTATTTACTTTCCTTTTTTAAGAGAGCTGCCTCCCCATAGATCTTAGGTTACCGGTTCCACTCTTTGTCCATCTTCTTAAGCAAGCTCATGAAAATACTGTCGTTGATAGGGTTCCTCAGAAACTCTATAACATCAGGGACATTCCTACCTAAGAGAGTGCTGGTATCTGTATGATACATAAACCCGTCTCCCCGAAGAGAGATAAGCTTGTAATAGGCTGCATCTTTAATAATGGACTTGATCTTGAGGGTCTCCATATCCATGGATGCTGTCTCTGTAAACGTCAAGGCAGCACGTCTCATGTTCTTCTCTATACCCTCTCCGTTGATATATCTGTCCATGTTATCATAAAGGATGTCGTGGGGGGTAGACTTGATATACTGCACACTGTTAGCATCTACTACCTTACAGATATAGAAGAGCTTATTCATATCTTCAGAGAAGAGGCGGTCAAGAGTAGAGATAGCTTTGTTCTTTATCTTCTTGTACTCTGTCTTGGCACTTGCTGTGTGATGAGCTTCATCGAGATAAAACTTTGGGGCAACGGGACGGGTTCGGGCTTCTTCATAACTCTTGGAGATCATGGAGAATCCTCCGTTGCGCACTGCTATAATCCGGATCATGTCGTACGGCTCCTTAGGATCCAGGAAGGTGGGTTCATTACCACATCGAATCTTAATCTTATCCCAGAACTCTGAGTTGTCTGGTCTTAGAAGCTTTACCTTGTTCCAGAAGTCATCATCCTTCACATCTATAACATTAGCTGCGAGATCCTTCTCGAGAATAGCTATAGTCTTACGTATCTCTCCTATTTTAGCCTTCTTTTCAGTCTCGGGAAGAACTTTGACATCAGGAGCGAATTCGTTCAGACCTGTGACATACCTTTTGATACCATTATGATCTATACAAGCCAGTGGCTCTTCGTGATAGACTCCTGGGAAAAGTACCATTCCGTACTTCTCGAGTCCCATATTAGTAACTGCGTCATCAAAGTAAGGGCGGACGGCCAATACTCTCTCCTTGTTGCCAGGATGCTTCTCTACGATTGTTATGCTCATAACATTGGTTGTTGTTGGTTAGTGTTCTCGTGAAGAGCTGCGGGCTCCTTATCCTACAGGAGGATAGTACGCTTACCACAAGAAAGGGAGCTGACTTTGACATCAGCTCCTGTATCTTTACATAACTCTATAGGGCAAATCCGGTTACAGGATTACGCATAACGATCTTCAGAACCTTAGAGCTGTCTTTAACCCAAATCGCAGGGAAAGTCTGGCTCATATATACCCGATAGCCGTTAAACTGTCCGGATGACTGAAAGCCTTGTGTACGGCCCATGTAGTCCATAGTACCATTCTGGTACCACCACTTCAACTGGTTATCCCAGGAGAGCTTCAGCAGATAGATGTTATCATTAGTGTTATCCGTAACATCAAAGATGATAAAGCTGTAAGAGCTCAGAGGGTTCCCGTCAATGATAGGGTTCTCTATATCATTAGTATGCAGGTTGTCAAAGGCAGGGTTCAGCACGAACTGGACATTAGCCAGGAACGGGATGACATAGCTGGTATAAGCAAACCCGAAGTTGAGGTTCATACCTCTGCCGGTGATTGCACCAATACCTCCGTCAGCCGCAGCCTGAATAATCAGTCCTGAGTTAGCAGCTTCCCGCTTGATGGCCTCGTTCACGAGACGCATTCCGCCCATACCCGTTTGCACTATAATCTGGCGCTTAGGATCTGGTCCCTGAAACTCAACACGTCCTGCGTAGAAGTTATAAAGTTCTGCACGGAAGAGTTCAAGACTGAAGCTACTCTTGTTATAGACTCTCTTAAAGGAGTTGTCAAGTTGCTTCCAGAGACCTACTGATAGACGAATATCATCCGGTCCATCCTGCTTGACACGTCCGCCATGTCCCCACATTAGATATGTCTCGATATCTGTTGAGATCTTAGTAAGGTGTGCTGCCTCCAGAGTAGTCAGAAAGCTACGGGAGAGTGTCCCGTTAGACATAGCCCGTTTAAGGTAGTCTTTACCCATCTTACTTGCCATGTCTGAAAGCGAAGTGATTGCTGGGTCAAGAGATTTGTCGAAGTTACGCCAGATTTCAACTACAGGAATAGTTCCGTCTGCCCGCATTCCTCCCTTAATCTGAAGGTCGGCACGGGTAGAGATGCTATAGTGGACATGTGCCTCTGCTCCTCCTACAAAGTTGTAGAATTCACGGAAGCCTGCACCTGTACGAATGTCAGAGAAGCGCTCACCGTATTCTCCGCGTGCGGAGCCTTTGCGGAAGAACTTCGTGCCATTAGCCAGATACTTATTATCCAGATACTTGTAGTTGTCGTTGTTAACAAGCTGACAGGTATAGATGAAGCCGTCACCCATAGGGAGGATATCATCTGCTGTTACATAGATCTCAGCTCCGTTGAACTTGTCATAAGTGATTATGTCACCATGACCGAACTCGCGCTTGTTAATCTTCATCTTAAAGAGGGTACCATCAAGGCCTTTCTGGACATTGCCAGGTTCGATGTCCTCGATGATATAAGGAAGATCCTGAGATACAGGAGTCTGCCACTTATACTCACCACGGGCATTATCAACCATGATTACGTTCTTTCCACCGAAGCTGGACATCTGGTAGAGTGGCATCTCGACCTTCTGGGTCATTGCCCAGATATCAACTGGTCCAAGATCCATAGGTTCTGCACTCTTTAACATGTTCACCAGGTGATAGGAGTCTACATGAGAACTGGCGTTATAGGCCGTGTCTCTCAGGAAGATACCGTTGTTTAATACAGGAGTCATATTTATGTGTTTTTAGGTGTTACTACTTATTGTTTTACTTCTCGTGAAGAACCAGCCTCCTTGTCGTCCTCTTCTCCATCCCGCTGGTATCTCTTCATCTTTATATACTAAGGTACTATTAGTTCCATTATTTATCCATACTTTCCCTCTGTGAGAGGGGTTACCTAAGTGTCCTAGACTCATCTTTCTCTTTATCTCCTCGGACCAACTTCTACCTTTTAGGGCAGTACTTGCTCCGGTTCTTATCTTAGAGAAGTGTTCCTTCTTCTCTTGAGACCACTTAAAACCTTTACCATAAGTGTTCCCCTTCATTATCTCGGACAGCTTTTTCTTGTTGCTCTCTGTCATCTTATAACCTAGTCTCCTATCATCGGAATCTTGAAAATTTACCAAGGTTCCTTCTCCATGAGATCTTCGTCCGTAGAGAGCTATAAATTCTCTCTCCTTTTCAACAGCTAGATTTCTACTCAGTCCTCTTAGTATAATATCTATTCTATACTGCCCCTCATTCTTCTGTACTATATGATTCCACCACTTACTTCTCTTCCTAGTCTCCTTAGCTCTTCCGTACTTCTCAGACCCTATACCTATATAGAACACTTGGTTCTTATCGGGTCGGATGTGTCTGTATACGTAATATGTTCCTTCAGTGCTCATCTAGTCTCTCTTGAAGAAGGTGTCCTGGTTACGTTTTAGACCCTTCTTTCTGGAGATATCATCCGGATCGTCATCTACCGTTCCCCCATTAAGACTTCTGGTCTGCTCTGTCTTAAGAGTACGGACTGTGTTCTGCACTGTCTTCTTGGAGCCCTGCTCCATAATTTTCTTCCGGTAATCTTCAGGGTTTGAGAGTAACCATAGGGCCTCAGCTATGAGGGCATGATTAGGCTCTACAAACTGATACTTCTCTATGAGATGTCCGAACAGGTTAGTCATCTTTCCTGTAATAGAAGGATAATTAGGCTGTGTCAGACCTGCATAGAGGGTGTTCTGTACTCTCTTATCCAGCTTGATACCGTTGAGATCTCCGGGCTTAAGTGTTTCATAAACACTGTCGGTATAATCGTTGGCGGCATCTACTTGTTGCTGTCTCATCTGATTCTGTCTCTCTAACTTAGCTGCTACGATTTGTTGGGTCATATTATCCAGCTTCGGCTTGAATTTCTTAGCCTTGGCAGGAAGATCTCCACGGTCTTTCCAGCTTGTTATCTCTTCCGTAATCTCATCATCTGTACCAAACTTGGTAGCCTGGAGATAGTTACGGACTATAAGTTCCTGGTGAGACTCGTTATCAGGATTAAGGTCTATTGACTCTTCCACTTGTGAAAGTGCTCTGTAGAGACCCTTAAAGTCGTCTCCCCCGTTACGTGCATACTGATAAGGTATTCTTACTTCCTCAGGCAGGCTGTTGAAGAAGTCCTTCTGTAGCTGCTTTTGGAGTGACTCCTCCTTATGCTTGATATTAGCTTCGAGAAGTTCCTGAAAGTCATTTACTGTATACTTATCCAGGGATTTATCTTCCTCGAACCCTACAAGAACTCCCTTTTCTATAGCTGTAGAAAACAGCTCTACCAGTCCACTCTTGCGACCGGCTTTAGGTACTATAGGATTTGCTGATGCAGGATCTACAGGAGGGTCCAGAGGGTTGGGATCAGCTAATAGCGGATCAATAGGATCCGAGTCAGTTGGAGGAGGATCCTCTACTGGCGGATCGGTGGGATCCGGATCATCTGGAGTGTCAAGGAACTTCACAGGATCCACCTTCTTTGTCTGAAAGAATCCTGGTTTACCGTTAGAGGGGACCATTACATTCTCAGCTCCCGGCATAGAGAGTATCTGAGTGAGGTCCTCCACTTCCACCTGGGTTACAGTGGTGGCACTGGCTGGTTGTTGTGGTGTAGACATTATGGTTGGTTTATTATTAGTCTCATAGTGTATAAGCAAAGTTAAGGACTAAACCCGTAGGAGTTGAAGTTATGGGGTCTAAACCATAACTTTTAGTGCATCTTATAGCTATCACTTCTTCCCCTTTCTACTTTTTGGGTTTGGAGTGTCGTACTTGTTCTTATTTTCTCTGGCTATCTGCAGGGCTATAGTAGCCTTCTCTTTCTCCAGGGCTATCTTGTCTCTCTGGATCTTAATCTTCTCTGAATTATCAAGTCTTTTATCACTTAACTTAGTAGTCTCCAGAGTCATCTGATCTTTATACTGCTCGGTAGTTCTTATATCTGAGAGCACATCCTGGAAGTCACTTATGGCATTCTGGTTGATATCCTGCATAGCTCCATATCCTGCGGCACGTATTTCCGCTACAAGGATGTCCTTACGACGATCCTTCTCACTCTCCCTTTCTTCTACGTCAAGTTCAATCTGCTTCTCCCTGATACGACCTTCTACCTCCATCTGTTTTACACGTTCTGCAGACTGCATAGCTTCCTGATTACGGGTTGTTGCTTTCTCTTCTATGGTCTTAAGAGTCTGGCTTAGTTGAGAGAGGGAGTCTGCCTGCATGATATTTCCGAGGTCATATATAGTAGCTCCGGAGGTATTATTTCCCAAGGCGAGATCCTTCATCTTCTCTATAACTGCACGGTGATTAGCCTTAGTAGTACAGTAGACGTTAATATCAGTAGTAAGAAGATCCTTACCATTCATCTCAAAGTATATTCTCTCATCTGCAGAAGTAGTATACTGAAGTCTGAGGGAGGGCTTAGTTGCCTGGTAGAACTGTGCAAGATCTGTTCTCATCTGATGTACCCGGGGCATGAGATAATCTGAGTGTTGTATAAAGTACATCTCAGTCTGGGCATAAGAACCGGCTACTGCCTGCTCTACTCCCTGAGCTGTGTTGGTCTGTCCTATTTGCTGACCTAGTCTCTGAGGTGTAATACCTATAGCTTCGAAGGCTTGCTGCTTAAAGTAGTTAGCAAGATTTATCCTGGAGAGGAATCTCTGTGTTTGCTCAAGGTTGAGAGTCTGGAAATGCTGAAAGTGAAGTGGGTTCTCCGTATTAGTAATAGAAGTATCAAGAGGTAGTATCTGGAAATCCTTCATAGCTACATAGGCATTAGCATAGGAATTCTTTCCCCAGTCTTCTCCGAGTGAGTGTTTCGGGAGAGCATTCTGATCAAGCATTACAACTGTCCCCAGTTCATCTATAAGTATATCAGCTATCTGGTTATTGACCATGTTGTACCCTACCTGGAAAGGCTTAGTCCTGTCTACGAGTGAGGTGGATCTGGAATTCCTGTCTGAAAAGACAGCTCCTTCTACAGGTATCTTGCATCCATAGACACTGTGATCTCCCTTGAACTGAAACCTGAGAGGACCGGGTTTATTGGAGGTTATACCTAAGTACATAGGACTAAGATTATCGTTACTTTCCATACCCAGATATGTAGGTCTGTTAGGTCCTACCTTTGTTAATCCCCATGTTTCATTTACCCATATCCACTCAATATGTTCTCCAAAGAGAAGATTCTCAGTGGTCTTGTTCTTCATAAAGGTAGTGTCATAGATAGGCTTATCTGTTACTCTGTAGGACTCATCTATCACAATCTCTTCATGTACCTGTCCCTGGTCATCTATTTTGGTAAGCCAGCCTACTTTTCTTTGGGTCTTCCAGTACATAGTAGAGACTCTCAGGAGATCTGCATTACTGAATCCTGTGTAGTCCTCTGACTCTCCCATAATCCAGCTGATGATATCTCCTCCATCACTAGAGAGACCGTCTCTCATAGATGTAAACTGTCTGTAGGCAAGAGACGGAGGATTTGTGTTCCACTTATGGGATCGTGTAGCATCATAGTAAGATCCATCATTCTGGTATCCTTGCATAGTGTATCCTGCAGCATGTGCTGGCATTACCGCCTCGAGGGATTCTCTTTGCTCCTGAGTCATTATCGGGCCGAGTCTGTTAAGAGTATCGGCCACAGTCATAAGTTCTATATTCCCGGCATAAGTTCCTTGGGAGGTATACCTGACATACGGAGATTTATGATAGAAGGTAGTTACCGGATTCCAGAGTTCGATATCATAGTCATCTTCCATCATGCGGAAGTGCCAGAATTCTCTGTCTGTTACAAGGCTGTCCCGGAAACCCCGTTCCTCCAGCTCATCCATCTTGAATCGTTCGATGTCATCACGGTGCTGGTGGGCTGCCCACTGCTCTGCTATACCCCTGTAGTCTTTCTTGAAGAACTCCTGTATTTCGGGAAGTGTCTTTAGATTCTCGGGGGACATCTGCTGCTGAGCTTCGGGGCTGTCGGGATCCAGTCCCATCTCTATCATCTTGCTGAGAAGTTTCATCTGTGCATCTGCCAGCAGGGTTTTCTCTACCATCTCTCTCTTGCTTTCCAGCATCTCATTATAGGAAAAGTCATCTACAGCATAGAAGGTTACCTTGGCATTACGTTTGGCGAACTCACTGGTGAGAACATTTATAATGTTGGGGACTATAGGATAGAACTTAAGTTCCAGGGCGGAGGGCTCATCCTTAGCAAGGATATCTACCATATCTTTATAGTCGTTATCCTCCTCAACTATATAGTCTGACCGGTCTATAATACCATTAGCCAGCTTATAGTTCTTTAGGAGTCTGCGGGCATTACGACGGATTTGCTTGAGTCCGTTGAACTCGAGCCAATCTGCATTCCATGCAAGCCATTCATCATCCTTCTCTTCTCTGGGTAGGAACTGGAGGGGTTGGGTGATAGTTCCGAGGCGGGAACGCTCTGCTTTAGCTCCAGCTTTGAGATCCATAGCATTTAAAACTCTCATAGCTCTATCTTAAGTTCTTAAACGGTTTTCTCACAGATCTTCCGGAGGTGGTAGTTGGCATATTTCTACCTACGTGCCTGAAGGGAAGATTCGTGGACTTACGCAAATCTACGGACTTTTCGGAAGGCTTCGACGAAGTATACTCGGTAAGTTTACGGTAACCTCTGTTAGCCTGTTGCACCTTGGCAAAAGCTATAAGGGCACAGTAGGTTACAAGACGGTCTACGTTGAGTCCGTCCTGGTACTGTTTCATTTCCTCAAGTAACATAGGGTCGGGAATTCTCTCTACCCCATAGATAGTCTTCATAATTTCTCCTGTGGAGCTGGTCTCGTGATCAAGTTCCTCCTTGAGATACTCCACTCCATAACTTAGAAGGTGAGATTTAAAGAGGGTTCCTACATTACGCCAGCCGTATTCCTGGTAGACATTAGTGTTAGCTCCCAGATCTTTGAGAAAGAGTATCTGGTCTTTAGTGACAAGGTACTTCTGCTTCCTGCGGGAGATCATGTACTGGAGGAACTGGGAGATATTATTCTCTATGATGGTCCACGCATTATACCACTCGATAATCTTCTCGAGCATTTCGTGAGTCTTGGTAAGGTCATCATAGCGTCCGCACCAGGAAGCTACTATTTTATCTCTCTCAATATGGGTTTTGGTTTCCTTAGTAGCACTATCTATACGGGTCACCTCAAGAGGATTCTTATATATATATATGCAACATAGTGATTCTGATGTAGTTGTCCTCCCTTCACCAACAGGATCTATAGATCCATAGTACGTTCCCCAAGGAGCATCCTTAAGGGGTCTCTCCCATACCACAAGACATGCTCTTTTATCCTCCTCCGCTTTTCTTATAGGAAACTCTTTTATCGGAAGACGTTTGGAAGGGCGGGGATCTATCTTACCGTCTGAGTCTCTCTCCATGTCTAGGTATTCGCATGGATATTCCTTCTCGGATATACGTTTCTCCTGTGCTGCTATGAGATGCATTGAGAACTTTGACTCATTCCTGTATGCAAAGGCCTCGTATATATTGGTGGGGTGCTGAGATATACGGAGACGGTATTTCTCGGGTGTGAGCTCTTTCTTCCACTTAGACCTTAGATCTTCTATAATCTTCAGGGACTCTGCTATCTTGGAGTTTCCGTATTTATCTATACATGGGGGCATGGACCACTGCTCCGGAATAAACAGGCTGGTGACTCCTCTTGTTCCTTTGTCATCAAGGAGATCTGTCTCTACAGAGTAGATATCATTAGCCTCCGGGTTAAGAACCATCTCTTTAAGAGGGTTACACTGGTCAAGGTCTCCTACAGACCCTGCAGCTATAAACATACCGGTAGTTATTGCGCCGGACTGCATGGCTGGTCTGAGGTACTCGAATGTCTCATCCATCTTCGGTGCGATTCCTGCCTCTTCATGAAAGAAGTAAGTAGTCTCTCCTCCTACTCCACTAGTAGCGCTTGATTCAAAAGAGAAGCCTTGGATCACTCCCTTTAGTCCGGATTCCACCCACCGTCTGTTAACAAGTAGTTTATCTTTCTGTTGCCAGTTCATGGGCTTGCCGGGATCCATACCTCTGATCCAGGCGGTATGTCTGTTAAGGAAGTCCTTATACTCATTAAGAAACTTCCAGCTGCCCTTCTCATTAATGTAGTCCTTAAGGGAGGCTCCTATCTTGAGGACAGGTCCCTCCTCAAACCATATCTGGTTGAGAAGCTTGGCACAGTGGAAGTAACTCGACGCGATTTGTCTTTTCTTGAGAATAATGGAGTGTCTGTAGTGTATCTCTGCCAGAATTTCGTAGAGAGCCAGGTGATACTGTGCATCCCTGACCTGGGCAAAGTCATACTTACCCTGTTCCTTATCCTTAATGGGAAGATAGTTTAGCCACATATAGTAATCCCGGGGGATGTACCATGTAGTCTTACCTTCTTTAAAGATAGCTCCTTTCCGGCATCTCTCTTTCTGAGAATCCCAGTAGGTGAGATAATCCTTAGTACCTTTGGGAGCAAGAGAATAATATTTATTCTGCCTCCAGGATCTGGCTTCCCGGTTAAACTCGTGGGAGATCTCATTGAACTTATACTTTCCCGGCTCCTTAAACAAAGGTATAAGATACTTCCTGAGATCTTCAAGAGTATGGAACTGTGTATAGGTCCAGACTCCGTTTTCCCAGGTAGGTATCTGCTTATAGAGTTCAAAGTTCATCTTTACTTCTGGTCATAGGCCAGCTCGCTGCCTCCTCTGACCCGGCTCTTCTGCTCATCCATAAAGTCACTGTATATCCCTTTATAGGATTTACGTATATCATCAAAGTCTTTCCCTGCTCTGATAAGTCCTCCTATACTCCCGTCTCTTCCGTGAGTGAATTTAGTTTCTGACATATAGGTGGAAAGGTTATCCAGCATAATCTTGATGGCTCTATATGCCCTGGATGTGGGGGTATCATATACCTGAGAGCAAAACTCGAGAGCTGTGGTTATGGTGGAATCGTCGAGAGAGAAGTTGATACCTATCTCTCTTATAACCATAGATTCCTTGTCATCCTCGGCTATATTGGCAAAGGGATTAAGCTCCGGGTTAGGGCATGTCATATAGAAGACATATTGGTAGACCTGCAGGAAGTTATCGGGAAACTTATCCATAACCGACTTAAGTGCTCCTACAGCATAACAGTGCTCAGAGGGAACTACTTTACCATCTGATATATCAAAGATCCGTACTATCATTACTTAACTATGTTGCTTCTGACTTTTCTGCCGGTGTAGGGGTTGATATCTATTATCTCGTCTCCTGTTTGAGGCAGAGGTATCTCTGCTGCCAACCAAGCTGCATTGCATGCTGAGTTATGGGAAACTGTCTCCCAGTAAGTCTTACTTAAGAGTTTACTCTTAGGATGCATAAACATCCACTGGTTATGTAACATCAGGTCCATTATCTTGTTGTAGGCCTTCTTGGACTTGTAATCTCTAAAGCTTCTCCAGAGTTTAAGAGGTACTTTGTGCTTATTCTTTATCATATTTTGGTTTTTAGTTTATCTCTGTTATCCTGCAGCCACTGAATCATCAGGGTTACCTCTGAGCGCATATAGGATACCTCATAGGGTATAACCCTCTTGACTATAGGGTCTCCATTATAATCTCTCTTGGTCACTGGATTTCCGAAGGGGTCCTTTCCTGCGGTCTCAAAAATGATATGGTCTATGGTAAGTCTGCCTGGTAAAAGAGTCGGGTTGTGCTTAAGTATAATATAAAGATAGATACTTAATTGGAGAGTATAGTGCAGAAGATGGCAGTCCTCTAAGTGAGAGAATGGAGAAATCATCTTCTGGGTGATCCCGTCCCAACCTTTATATCCCTGGGTCTTGAGCTCTTTATTAGTCTTATAGTCATGCACGTTAACCATCCTTGAAAATACTTCTACTCTGTCTGCCTGTCCACATATACCTGCTGACTTAAGGTAAACAAAGTGCTCCGGGTAGACTCCATTGGTAAGATTCTGGTCAGGGGCTATCTTAATACCATCCTGCAGCAGGGGTCTTATGATTGGTAGATCTATACCATCTCTGCGAAGAGTATCGAGATCTGTGATATCTTTCTCTCTCTGGGAGTGGTACCATTTCCCCAACTCTATAGACCGGAGGGTCTCTGCCTTCCAATGGCCTCTTATATTCTCGGGACTAAGTCCGAACCACTTAGACTTAGGGTTCTTTGATGCCTTCTCGGAAGAGAGAACCGGATCAAAAGACTGCTTAAACTGTGAGATAAGAGTAGTAACTCCTGTCCACCGGATATTCTCCTGTGTATCCGTACTGTGATAAGAGTGATCTTCCTCTTTAAAGTATACACTCATAGGTCCTCCTCTTTTATGTTAAGGGCTGTATTAAGCGCCTCCTCCTCCTGATCTGAAAGGATGGAATCCCACCGTCCCTCATCACACCTGTCAGATAAGGCTCTCTGTTTAAAGGAGAGCTTACATCCGCATAGGGAGCAACAAGGCTGTGAACCTGGTATAAAACAGGTGTCTCCTGCTGTGTCAAGGTTTGGGCATGAGTCGCAGATAGCCTTTCTCTTAAGAGCTATCTCCTCTACATGCTGCTTAGTGAAGACAGAGTTCTTAATTCCCTCCAGAATCTTTCCTCTTTTCTTCCATATCTCTAATATACCGGTCATTCCTTATAGTCTTTATCTCTGTCCGCTTAACCAGATCTTCCTCAACCATGGCCAATAGGTTATTTACAAGTCGTAGTCTCTCTTTGTTCTCTTCAAGAATAGCGTGCTTCTGCATTGTGTCAGGGTTACTACCTGCTATTATCTTCTCCATTCTCTCCTTGAATTCCTGTGCCTTGTTTGGCCGGATAGCAAAGGTGCCAAAGTTACTCATGAATATCCGGTGACTCTTCATCTCCCGAACACTGTCGTGAAGTTCCTTCCAGAAGAAGTCCACTATATCTTTGACCATCTGCTCAGAGGCATACATCCTGGTAGCAGTAGGTTTAATAAATTCTTTAGCCTTCTTAGGAACCAAGACTAAAGAATTTGAAGTCCAGCATAATATTACCACTGGCCTGTACTTTTACTACAGGGTGAATATTGACCGTAGAGTTATAACCTTCTGTCTTCTTCAGGAGTTCTGTCTTTCTGCTTATTCTCATAAGGCAGTTACGGGCAGCCTGAGGATTACCGAAAATACCTTTATCTACAGCTTCCTCACAGAATGTAGCAGTCTTGCACTCCCCAAGTAAACCTAAGAGAGTTAAAGAGTCTAACTCAGACGGAGTTAGTTCTATATGGTTAATATAGCAGTGAGTAAGTAGCTGAAACTTTACTATCTGCCACTTATCCATCTTTACTCTTTTATCTACTAAGTTAACTATGGCCATATTACAGACTCTGTAATGCTTGTATGAGTTTAGGTTGCGGTGAAAGATCTGTCTTATCTGCACGGATATTACTGTGGGAGAATACTCCCTTTGATGTGCCATTATATGCTTCTTTTTTGAACTCGAAGGCATCATTAGGGCTCTGGGAACTTATCCACTGATGTAGACCAGCTTTGAGATCTATCTTAGGGTGGCGGGAGGCTATCTCTTTGGAAAGCCTGATAAGACTCTCCAGCTGCTTATCTGTATAGAGATGATAATACTGATGACCCTTGAACTTGAAAGTGAGATCACATATCATACTATCTGGAATAATACCTCCTGTATAGTTATAGAATCTGTCCGGGTCTTTAGCTATCCATTGTTGTTTCCTGGTGTATCCTCCTTTAGTAAGATACCCCCAGTTACAAATCTCCAGTGCTACAGATTCGGGATGGAGATGAGAGCTTCCGTTTTCTCCAAGGTGATATGCCCAGTCCTTGTCAGGGAAGCATTCTACAATCCTGCCATCCTGCATGTCGCTGCCATTAGTGGTAGATATACCTCCTATAACAAACTGTGTGGCTATGCGACCACGGGTATCATCATTCCACTGCCTGATAACTGTGTGGGGATCATGGCCTCCTGCCGTGTGGTGAAGAGCCAGCCACTGTTTAGGGGATGTTCCACTGATGTATTCATCTTTATCCAGATAGCTCTTGTAGATGCGTAACCCGGAATGAGTATCATAAAAGCTGAGATCCTGCCCGGGATTTGCGGGGCGGATCTGTGATGAGCTCGTAGATATATCTGTAGATAGATATCCCTCAGGATTAAACCCGAGTGATGTTGCCGTGATAGTACCTATTATACCGTCTGCTGACAGGCCTTTAGACTTCTGGTATATTCTTACAGCTACTTCGGTCTCCTGGTCAAAGAGATTTCCTGAAGTAAGATTAAGCAAGCTCCTGAGTTTAGCTACAGAAGAACCCTTGTCTCCTTTCTTTAATATCATGAATTGGTTGGTTGATTAGTAGTTGGTACTTCCTCAGGCCCCTTCATATTTTTATGAATGGTGATGTATTCTAGCTTAGCCTTGAGTGCCCTGATCTTAGCCTCCTCGATTTCAGCTAGTGTCTCTTCATATTCTTTGCGGGTAGTAAGATACTCCATCTGTTCCTTATAGAACCGGGTCATCTTCACCTTAGCTTCCTCTGCCTGTTCAGGTGTCATCTTCTCTTCTGCCATAGTTGGTTGGTTATATGAAGGCAAATATAGACACAAATGTACACACAAAGTTTAAACTCTGCACATTTATTTTAGGAGGAGTTAAAGTTTAGGGGCAGAGAGGTAGAACCCTGCCCCTGGCACCTTGAATAAGAAAAACGAGGCGCTATCCTGATATCTTAAGGAGTACAGATAGTCAGAGCATATGTCTGGAAGTCTGTAAACTCTGCGAAGGTCTGGGTATTCATGGGAAAGGCTCTCATCCGGAAGTCATTGGAGGCTCTCAGTAGAGAGGACTTAGCAGTGCTTGTCCGGATATATGCTTTACCCCAGGTGTCTGACTTTGCAGAGAGCTGGGCATAAAACTCAGTGATGTCTGTGGGTACCCCTGACGCACATACTGCAAGAAGGGTAGACTTAAGTTGTTCGTAGACGGCCATAAGTAGGTTATTTATAGTTAGTTAGGAGTTTTGTACTTGTAGTGGAAGATCTGGTTTCTTTGTCTCAGATGCCTGCTTTTGTATTTCTTCCAGAATAGCCGTACGGAGTGCGGTTGTCAGGTGCATAACTTTGGTGTGTTCCTGCCTGTTAAGACTAAGAGATCCCAGGTAGCTATCAAGACTGCTTAAGTGTGTAATAAGATTCATCATATAGTTTAGTGTTGGTTAGCTGCAAATGTACTACTAATGTCTCTTATCCACAAGGGTCTTGAGCATTCCTTTCATCTCACTGATATCTGTAGCCATTCCCCCCATCTTCTCAGAGAGGTTCTTAAACTCCAGGTCTGTCTTATTGGCGTGAGATCTCATATCTTCCTGCGTCTTATCGAGCCTTCTGTGAAGGACGACCTCTTTTTCAGTTAGCTCCTTTCTGATGTCAGCGAGCTTCTCCTTATGAAGATCCTCGATGTGAATCAGGGAGTTCTCCAGAGATTGTATCCGGGAGGCATGCTTGTCCTTGTCACTCTGCATCTTAAACCATGCAAGGAGACCGGAGACTACAAATGTCAGTATATAGATAAGATCTTTACCTGTGAAGATGAGATCTGATATGTTAGTAGAATCGAGTAGTATCATGACAGACGAAGTTTAGAATAATTTACGTTTATGTGACCGGAAGAACTTTGACTTAGCCTCCCCCCCCCCCACTCACTAAAAGGTCAAGAGCATTAGCTCCTCTTTCCCCTTCTGTCTTATACCCATCGGAGTCCCTGTGGAGAGAGCCGGTGTTTATATCGTCAACATCTACGGTAACGAACTTTGTATCAGGGTTAGATATTACTGCCGAGGCAATAGCAGATATTTGCGCCGCATGAACTGTCGTCGCATAATCATACCCTGCGCCTAAATCACTTTGAGTTAAAATGCACACATATACCTTGGGGGAGAATCGGGTACAGAAATCATTAATCTGGGTTAAATATCTTGCGCCGTAGGCATCAGCGTCTGTCTGAACACTTGCGTCCCCTTCCCCCTGACACCATAAGTAATTAAAGTCATAGTCCTGTGGCGCGGCCGCTAAAGCATCTGTGATAGTATCACAGTGTGCCTCGTAAGTAGCCTGTCCTACCTGCCAGTTATCCTTCATTGAAGTAGAGCCTACGGCGTGTTTAACTCCGAATACTGTTCTGCTTGTCAGATCTGCCAGCTTATACAATCTTGCAAACTCCCCCGCATGTTTACCTGCTGGTGCATTGGGGTAAGAATTATTTGAAGTAGTTAATGCTGCGAACTTGTCCCCATCCCATATCCTAATGTCCCCGCGATGTCCGCTATATTGTGACTGTAGTGAATCCGCAAACTTGTCCATATTCGACTGTCCTCCCATGCCCACAACAAGGATATTGCTCCTTTTTGGATCATTTGGTGAGTATGGAAAAGTTGCCTTCACATTCATACGATAACTTCAACAATTATACATAATCCATCAGCACCGTCGCCACCTTTTCCTGAAGCAAATAAATCTAATCCTGCTCCACCGCCACCACCGGGGCCGCCATATAACCCGCCATTTCCACCATCGCCACCGGCGTCTGTTGCATGACCTGCGCCACCGCCACCGGAAGAACCAAGCCCTTTCGTGTTCCAAACTGAAGGTGTAAATGGAAACTGGTCTAATATCTGCAATGATACGTTGTCTGTTCCCACTCCACCGTCACCGCCGGGAGCTATTCCTGCTGCCGCTGATGTTGAAAGAACACCGTCTTTATCATAAAGTCTTGACCCTGCTCCCCCATTGCCTTGTGCATTTGCGCTGGTTAATCCGCCACCACCCGGAGCGCTATTTCCTAATGCTGCAAACATACCAGAGGCTCCCCCCGATGCGCCGTTAGTACTGTTACCGCTACCACCAGTTGATGCGGTTAGATATAGTGGAAAGACATCGGGAAGTCCGTCCGTTAATGCTTTAACTGCGCCACCTGTTACGCTTGCCGCTGTCGTTCCGCCATTTCCTCCATTTCCTCCCGGAGCTATTAATAACGCTCCGAAGGTAGTGTCCCCTCCTTCTGCGCCCGGATTTCCATTTGTACTTCCGGCAGTTACCGCCGCCCCGCCGGCGCCCCCTAATCCTATTGTGACAGCAACAGACGCGGGTATATCTAAGTTGGATAACGAGCGTCTTACAATTGAGCCGGAAGCACCACCGCCACCACCACAACGGGTGGTATTAATAAGTCCTTGTCTGCCAGCAGCACCACCACCACCAGCGCCAATACAGGCAACAAGAGCATATAGAAGATTCGCAGGTTTATTGTAAGTTGTGTCCGCTGTGATTTCAACGACATTCACCGTGGCCCTTCCTTCATAAATAGCCTGAACCTGAGCGTCAGTTAACTCAGCAATAAGCTCTGCCGTAAGTAGTTGATTTATAGGAGTACAACTCATAGATAGTAATTTTCTTATTAATAAAATATTCGGCATAGCTTAGCTGTTCCAGATTACTATTAAAATCCCGCCGATAGTGTTTGTACCGCCAGTATTGTTTATAACTCCACTTGCTGCCACCGTAAATTCACTTTTTATATCGGCGGAGACATTCAGTGAAGAGGTCGTTAGGACATTTATACCAAGTATAGTCGCTCCTGTTTGCACCTCCCTTAAATAAAAGACCTTAGCTAATGCCTGATCTGTCCTTATTCCCGGGACTAAAAAATCCCCTGCTGCTGCACCATTTACGACATATGTTATCTCACTGCTCATCTGACTTAATATCGCTGAATATAACCTCCTATATAAAGCAGGGTTCACTAATCCTGCAGGACGAAAACTTTAAGGGTTATTCCACTTGCAGTATATGTAGGTGTTCCGCTTCTTAAAACTCCGGCTACAAAGATGTCATCGAGGGCATCTCCCTTTACGCCAATACCTAGGTTCGACTTCATTGCAAACTGGCTATTGACCATATCAACATAATCTGAAGTCGTGATCTGAACTACCCCGAGGATTTCACGGGAGTTAGCATCGGTGATAGTAACTGGCGAATTCTCTGTCCCTATCGACACATTGGTGCGCAGGAAAATAAGATCGATAGCCTGGGCCTGAGCGTCTTCATCTACCAGACAGATAGAATGAATAATTCCGGTTACTCCGGCAAGACGTAAGGCTGCTGTTATTTCCTGTGTATCGAAGAGAACGTCACCTGTGGCATATATGCTGGTATCGAGAGAGAGAGTTAACTCCACATATCCTGAATTTCCTCCGACAGCTCCTATATGATTCTCTGATGCCTCAACAATAGTGGAAGTCCATAACCTTCCCCCTGACATCTGAAGGAATGAATAATCTAAGTCTGCGGCGGTATCGGCAGGAACAGCCCGCTGAATGGCCAGCATACCAAGCCCCGTGTCACCTGTTGAAGACGCTGAATCTTCCGCTCTGAAATAAGAGTGAAGTCCCTGCATCAATCTCAGGTTCCACCGGCTCATAAAAGTTAGTGAATACTTAACACTAGCGTCTCCTGCGTTGGCTGTAGGGTCTGTGGCTATAGCCTCAGCCAGAGTATCTATGGTAGCAAGGTCTCCGTCGAGAAGGGTAGTGGTTAAGGAAGAACCTATAGGGTAGCGAAACTGGTCGTCAACGACCTGCATATACTGAGTCCCGTTGGCATCATTATCTATAAGAGTCTGGATGAGGGCCTGTGTATCGAGATCATCTACGAAGACTCTCCCGAATTCATCTGTGGCAATTCCACACCATTCTCCGTCTGCGTCCGCAAAGGTGCTTGTAAGATTATCATTTCTCCTGGCCAGAATAAAGGTGCCTTTACTTCCGATAAGTCCTGAGCTACTCTCGAGATAGGCAGTTCCTTCCAAGGTATCTATATCCAGCTCTATGTTGGCTAGTGAAGCTTCGATATTTGCCGAGTGGGCATCTATAGAGCCCGTATCTACGAGAATACCTGCCAGAGTGGCCCTGGCTGTCTCATCAATAATATAGAGCTCTCCGTTTACATTGACTTTAAAGTAAGAGTAGTCATTATTTGCATTAGTCAGAGGACTGAGGGCATCTTCTCTGACTGCAAGGATCTGTAGACCGAGATCCCCGCTGCTATGGGGAGAGTCCTCTGCATAAGCAGGTACTCCCGAGGTAGGAACAATCCTCATAGGATTTATAGGAGTGAAGGGATTACCGTCTCCGTCAAAATAGAGAAAGGTTACTACACCTGTTCCTGGGTCCCTGACTGTAATAAAGGCATATGTAAGTCCTGTCACTGTATCTTCTGCTGCAACGGCAGCTATGGCATCATCATCTTGTACTCCGGCGGATATAGATCCTAGTAGCTGTAGTACTCTTAGTTGCCAGTTAAAGTTAGAGTTCTTTCCTCCTTGATTGTTACCTGTCTCTAGTCCCATGTTCTGGTAGGTTATGTTAAGCGGTGACCGGGTGCTGGTCACCGCACTTGCAAAAGTAATATAAAGTTCTTATACTTGAGTACTCACAAGCATATACTCTTTTTTCTGGGTTATGATAGTGACTAGGGTGGGAAGAGTGGTAAGACCGTCTTCCTCAGGAGCTATCTCTTTGTTTCTCAGCTTGTTAAGTAATGTACAGTTATCTTTGTGAAGCTTACTGTTTATAGAGCGGGGATGAGGTAAACTTTCGAAGGTACACTGTCTTCTTGTTATAGTAAGTCCTCTTAGAGTACATCTCTCTTTGAAGTCGTCATCTTCCCCGCCCCATCCCCAATAGTTATTAGAGTAACCATTAACTCCTACGAAGTCCTGCTTCGGGATCAGGAGTACTCCTCCGAAGTAGTCGGGGTATGGCATCTTGTTATGAAACTGACTGCACTTTGTAGCAATGTGAGTAGGTTCTTTAGGAGGAGAATAGTCTGCTTCCAGAGGGAGCATGTCCACATCATGAAAAACGAGATAGTCTCCCGAAGAGTGCTTATAACCTATATTTAGTAGCAGGGCTCTGTTAAAAGGCTTATCTCCGAGCTGCCGGACTACTATAATCTCATAGGAAATGTTAGCTTTTGACAGGTAATCTGAGATAGCAGGTATGAACTTCAAGAGATGGCTCTCCCTGTTTCTATATGGTACTATTATCGAGGCCTTCATCATGCAGCTCTTTTAAGATCCTTACTGAACATCCTTCATAGGTAAATAGTGAATAGTAGATAGAGGGTATCCGGGACTGGATATTCTTTATAGTATCTCTGGGAAAGTCTCTGAGGGTGTTTAGAACTTCCTGAAGATCACCAGGAGAAAAGGTTAGGCCATAGTCGCAGAAGTTGTGGTTATAAGGAATGATGAAGTCATCAGAGATATAGACCGGGATAGACCCGTACTGCAGTGCCTCGGATATTCTGAAAGAGGTCTGTCCGTATCCTCGGGGACATAAAGTGAAGACAGACTTTGAAAGAATATCACAGTACTGCTGAATATTATGATCCTTGGTAGATATATACCCGTCGGATTGATTAGACAGAGTCTCCATAAGTTCTTTACGCAGAGGATGTGTTACTCTACCTATGAAATTGAAGAGATAAGGCCGGTGTTCCTGCTGTACTTCTACAGTATGAGGTCTACCTATAAGAGGAAGTGGATAGTCTATCTTAGGACCGGACATAGCAAAGAACTTGCAGTCAAGATGGGACATGTCTACCACCGGGCCATCATCATATTGTACTACTGTCCAGTACTTAATATTAGGACTCAGTGAATTTACATAAGTCTGCAGCTTACCAAGTTTACCTTTGTGCTTTCCGAAATCAGCCCTGACAAGATAAGCTGTCCAGAATATAGGTAGATAAACTCTCGGGGTAGCTTTCCTGGGAGAAATTGCCAGCATGTTATAGAGCCACTCCTCAAAAATAATCTTGTTATCCGGAGGATAGGGGAAAGGGTGTCTTTGCCGGAACTCTTCGGGTACTCTGATCATAGTAAGCTCCTCCTTATGTAAAATGCATCTCCCCATCCTTCTCCTGTAAAGAGGGTATCCAGTCTTATAAAGTCACTCAGGAAATTATCAATCTCACTGAGCTTTGCACATCCCTCATACAACTCTGAGATATTCACCTCTAGGTATAGATAATCTATGCCAGGGAGGGTTCCTTCCGAGCCTCTGAGTACTTCGAGTTCATAACCCTGAACATCTATATTCATCATATTGTATAATGGCTTGTCCAGAAGTATAGAGTCAAGAGGGGTTACTTCTACGGTCTGGGTTCCTTTAAATTCTATGGTAGGGTAGTAGAGAGTATGTTTCTCGGGTCTGAGTAGTGAGTTGCTCTGTCCCTGATTAGCTGTCTCAGTAAACATAGTTGCTTCCTGGTAGGAGGATCCGCATGCCACATTAAAGAGTCTGACTTCCGACTTAGTGGTCATCTTTGCTGAGAGAACTTTGAAAGCTTCAGGGGAAGGTTCTATAAAGACGATATTATGTATACCGCAGAGTTTATAGTCGCTATACTCCTGTCCGTGGTGGGCACCTATATGTATAACTCCTCGTATATCTAGCTGGTGTCTCTTCTTTAGCTGCATCAGGTTAATTAACATATCCTGCAAGTTTTAGTGTGTTATGGTTATACCTTAATATCTGTTCATAGTCTGCTCTGGAGATCAGGTGACGGCTTCTGTCTCCTCCTTCCCTGACAAATCTTATAGATGTATCTGAGTCAAGACCTAATCCTTTAGTAGATTCCAGTGTCTTCATACGAGTCATATTGCTATTAGATACCGCCCTGTTTATTTTGTCTGCACAATAGTCTTTGCCCATAAAGAGAGCTATTCTCTCGAGCTGGATACTGGTATCGAATTCGAGTTCTCTATAGGATATCTCCAGAAGGTTAGTGCCTCTCTGTGATAACCAGTATATCATGTACTCGCTCCACTCCCTCCCATATTCCATATCCCTAAGAAAGGTTGTGAGATCTCCCTTGTAGTCATAGAACTTCTTATTGTGAAAGTAGAAGGATACAAGAACGTCTGCCGGGTGCCTGTGCAGATAAATAACTTTATGGTCCTGCTCCAGGTAGTTTGTGTACAAGTGAGATCTGAGAAGGAGAAATCTTTTACTGTTCTCCATCTCGGGGGTACCCAGACATGGTATAAGCCGGGTAGTTGTGGTAAAGTCATGCTCTGTATCCGGTCTTAACAGGTTACACAGCAGAAACTTTAGCCAGGTACTCCCGCTCTTAGGATATGCTACAAGGATAGTACTTACTTCTTCCATATACATATCATCTTATCATTGCAAAGTACTTCCGCCTTATCTATAACAGACTCGAATACCTCAGCTTCTCCCTCATTGAAGAGCCAGTGAGTTATTCTATGTGTTACTATAAACTCCTTTATAAGGTGAAGTGCTGTCTCTTCAAAAGAGGTTATCCCTTTGTTCCAGTAGAAAGGATCCTTACAACAGTGACAGTCTTCTATCACATAAAGACCTCCTGAGAGAAGATTATTAAGGAAGAGGTGCTTGAAAGATAAGAGCTGATCATAAGAGTTGTGAGATCCATCATCTATAATCACGTTAAACTGATCATGTATTCTGGAGAGTACCCTGAGATCTGACTGGTCTCCGGTATGGGGGACAAAGTTGTGATTACGGCACCAGCGTGCGTTAACAAACTCCGGGTTTATGAAAAGGTCAAGACAGTGTATATCCACATTATCCATTCCATAGAAGTCATTCCACATAAGTAAGGAGTAGCCTTTAGCAGCTCCTATCTCAAGAAGAGAGCTGCACTGTTTGGGGAGTACTGATGCATAATGTTCCAGGTAACCGTGCTCCAGCTTATCTGTGTGGTGAACTTTAGCCAGTCCCTCCAGTAATGTTAGTCTATCCATAGTTTAGTAGTCTATTTGTATAAAGTCGGTGGGTATGAGATCTGAGGTATCGAGGTGTCTGTTTGATGGTCCGAACCATTTATCTTTTGAAGGACTGATTACTATCTTACCGGGACTCTCTGAGAGAATAGCGGCCATAAGAGAGAATGTGGAGTTGCTTATGATGAAGTGCTCACAACTCAGTAGAGACTGAAAGTCGTACCTGTCAGTTGACCGGGGGTCTGAATATGTGAAGGTGAATCCGGGATATATCTGCTGATTAATTCTGGTGGTACACTCCTCTATAGAGTCACTGAATACATGAATATCCGTAAGCCCTTTTCTCTGCATAAGACTAAGGGCCCTGCTTATATAGATATCCGCAATAACGGGATGATGATCGGGATACAGCTTATAGTCCCCGATTCTTACATGCAGGCCTACTGTATTCTTATTGAAGGAGTAAGTGAAGGGAAAAGCTCTGCGGACCTCGGCAAGACAGTGCTCAAAGTACTTGAGGGACTGCCTGTATCCATCTATGACTATATTAAGATTGCTCCAGGTAAGATCAAACTTCATCTCCTGGTAGGCATGAGTAGTCTCTCTTAAGACTATAGTAGGAAGCTTAGCGTCATAATTATTGTTAGTGAGATGTGTGAATCTTGGGGGCCAGGTATTAGGATTAATAGTAGTAGCAGGGATATGGTAGGGGAGATTATACCTGCGGGCATATCCTACAGTAGCTGCTATCTGCAACATCTGGTTAGCCATGCGGCCGTAGAGTCGGCAGGTTACCATCATAGATCAGAGATTCCGGATCATGTAGATGAGCTCCTTTGACTTCTGCGTATTATAGGTAGCATTCTGCAGCCAGCCTGAGCCGGAGTGCACGGTGTGTTCATACTGCATATCAGGTACTATATAGAAGGATCCTCCTGACTTAAGCCAGAGATGGGCGAAGTGTGCCGTGTCCGTCTCTTTGATTAAAGGATCATACTGGTAGATCTTGAGATACCTGTCCCGGTCTACTATGTAGTTACATGTATTAAGCTGGCACTCTCCCATAGGATTCTCCAGAAACGTCTTAATGTTGGAGATGTCTATTGTCCGGCCTGACCAGAATCTGTAGTCAAAGTTGGGACGGGCAAACTCCGGGCAGAAAATAACTGTATTATCATAAGGTACTTTCAGGACCGCTTCTGCTGCATCCAGGTAAGAGGCATCTATGATGTTATCACTATCGAGCAGGATCACGCGACCCTTGATACATGAGGATACTGCCTTAGCTTTATTTAAGGACATTCCTATGTTGGTCTGGTTCCTGTGCAGGTATATTTTGGGATTATTCCCGAAAGTCTCCCTGAGCCTGTCCCATGAGTTATCTGTAGAGGTATCGTCTGATATAATGACCTCACTGATACGCGGGTCATCTACGACCTGTTCGAAGGACCGGAGGAGCATATCATACCGGTTGTAGTGGGTAATAGCCAGGGAGAACTTCATGACGAAAATGTTGGTTAGACGGGACAAAGATAATAATAAACTTTTACCTTTACAGTTAACCAACAACTTCACTATGCTATTTACTTCAGACCCCCTGGTGCAGGGTGGAATTATACTTGCTCTCATAGCTGCAGCAAGCACACTTGTATATAGAGGTGTCCCTCTGTTATGGAGCGAGATCCGTAAACGGCTTATTACCACTATGGATATCCAGGGAACGGATGAACTCTTTAAGATATTTACAAGATGGTTAGGGTCTATAGATTATGGCAAGAAGAGCAGACTTATGACAGTAAGTAGTGGAAGAGGTTTCCCGACAAAAGAAGGTAGTACCTGTGAAGAACAGGGACCTGTATTCTCACCCGGTCCCGGGAACCACTACTTCAGATATAAGGGTGTGTTCTGCATAATCGGTCGTGGACGTAAGGAGATGGATAAGTCTACTACCTTCGAGCTCTACGAAGACTATACCATAACTATGTTTACCAGAAGAAAAGATCTGGCTAAGGAGATGATAGAGGAGGCTATAACCTATTCCAGATCTCTTGAGGTAAATATGACTATGATATACTCTCATAATACATATGGTGAGTGGATAAGAATCAGTGAGCAGAGAGACCGGCCTATTGGGACTGTATTTATGAAAGACAAGAGTAAGCAGATGCTTATAGACGACGTGGATAACTTTATCAGGTCTGAGGACTGGTATGTGAATCATGGTATTCCCTACAGGAGGGGGTACTTGTTCTATGGACCTCCCGGGACAGGGAAGACGAGCATCATTAAGGCTATAGCCGGGAAGTATAAGATGAATGTGTATATCCTGAATATGAGTAGTAAGATGACGGAAGTACAGTTTGTAGCTATGCTCAGCAGGGTTCCCCGGAGGTCTGCTGTTCTCTTTGAGGATATAGACGGAATGTTTGATGGTCGCGAGAGAACCGGAGCTGACTCTGTATCCTTTAAGGCTTTCATCAACGGAATAGATGGGATAGGTTCTCCTGAGGGTACTCTCTTATTTATGACTACTAATCATGTGGAGAAGCTCGATCCTGCACTGATCAGACCTGGCCGGGTGGACTTCAGACTTGAGATGACCTGGTGTGATGAGGATCAGGCCGAGGGGATGTACAGATCCTTTTATGGCAGTGAGGGTCTGGAAGACTTTATGAGGATGTTCTGTAAGAAGGTCAGGAGTACGGCCGATGTTCAGAAGATACTTATGAGTCTTAGACCGGGTGTGCTACAGAAAGATCCCGAACTCTCGCCCGAGAGCTCTTCTGTCCAGCTATTACAGCCAGTACAAGATTAAAGGCATCTTCCTTGGCATCAAATTCTGTGTATCCCGGACAGTCTGTTACGTAGCACTCCTGCTTTCCCCTGGAGATCGGAAAGCTTACTTCCCACCTGTCATCAGGTTGCTTGGTAGCTCTGGAGAGTCCTAAGAACTCAGAGAGGGTTATATCATCAGGGATCATAGTAGAGCAAAGATATAAAGATTCCGGGAGACTTGCGTGAGATGTCACGCTTAGAGGAGGGAAGTAGATTTTACTTTGAAAGTATATCCATGATGGGTTCTCCAGGGTTTGTGATTGAGTATCTCCCTGACTTTTCTAGATGCTAGCTTTAATTTCCTTATACAATCCTGTATACTGGTAAAGGAAGTCTCTGTGCCGCTCTGGATATGAGTAGCCAAGATAGGAGTTCTCTTATAATTTCTCTGGGAGTGGGGTATTATATCCTCTGGATTCTTCCTAAAGGAATGAGTCTTCTTAGGCAGGATAGTTCTCCATAGATGATTCTTACCTCTTATATTGTGGTTAATATAGTCAAACTCAGGTTCATAGTCCTCTTTATAGACGAAGATATAACCTCTGATACTCTTCTTAAGACCCGGACCTATCTTCTTCTTCCAATACTTACAGCAGTCTGTAATCTTCTGGCAGGGAATAGACAGTTCTCTAGATAAATGTGGGCGGTATCCCTCCTCTGTAAGTCCCGTGATCTTATTTATACATACGACAATCTTTATAGGCTTACTCTGTTTCATAAGGATATCCGGTCTAGACTTATGATAATCCCCTGGCATTATCCCGTTGTATCCGCAGGATGAATCTATAGAGTTATGTAACTTTATCCAGTAGGATTCCTTATCGAGAAGACTGTCCTCCGGACAGAGCTCCACTATAGAGAACTCGAAGTTATCTCTCCCGTACTTATTCCAGGAAGCCTGTAGGTGTAGACTATCATGATTATTTCTCTTAAGGTCATAACGATGATCTCTCCACCTATTCTTCATGTGGAGAGAGGAACCTATATAGACCTTACCATTCCTGATATTTCTTATGAGATATATACCGCATAGTCTTTTGTAACTCATGGTGAAAAGGTTAGTCTGTAAAGGTAGGGGTATATAGCTCACTTATAATAGGTAGGGGTAAATTTTTATGGGAGTAGAACACATGTTAGATCTCCTCTTCAACCCCCCACTGGTTTCAAATCATACCCCCTACCCCCGGTCATCTCAGGCAACTATCTTAGGATCAATACGTCATCCTTCTTAAAACATCCACAGCCAGGAAACATCTCTGTTCTGAAGTGGCTTTGCACTACTCTGTTCTGCAGATGCTTCACCTGGCTGAGATGATTATAGAGTCAGCAGGGGCACGGGAGGTGATGATGGGTGCAAGGGAAGTGAGATACTATGTCTATATAAGGGCCTCTCTTAGCCTTCCAAGAATGGAGGGTTTCGGTGATCACTATCTATCAACACACTAGAGAAATAAGGCTTGTCTACAGACGCAAATTCCGGAGACCGGTAAGCTCTCAGCCTTCCACGAGTCAACCCCTTACTACACCTAAAGATATATAGATACACAAGCGTTCACTCCGTAAAGCCTACTGTTTACTGAATACAGGCACTAGCCACTTCAGAGAATAGACGATAGGGGAAAGTTCGGTCACTTCGTAGTGTATCTATATATCTTTAACTCTCCACTCCGGAGTATAAATCAGTGCCCAAGATCCTGTCGGGGTAGGAGTGTGCCCAAAGCGTAGGATAAGCGAGTAAGCACTATAAACACTGAGCAGTAGAGTCTCGGGGCCTTGGTACTACGAGGCCTTCGGGTCATCCCAGCCTCGATTCCTGCTGAGTTGTCAACCCCTCATCCTTAGTAAATTAATACATACCACATGATAGTAAAACTTATCCTTGACGGGCTGGCACACGTAGTGCATATCCGTCGCAATGAGACCACTAAGAAACGAGTGGCCAGAGTACACCATCCTATCTCCCGGGTTCCTGTGAAGGTTCTTGAGGAGCAGGAGCCGGGTGTATTCATGGACTCTGTTGAGAACGAGCGCTTCCGGCTCTATCCATTCTCAAGTATGGTCCGTATGTAAAGATCTTACACACCTCCCAAGCCTGTATGACCTACGGTGCGCCTTCTGCAAGTGCTGCATGAAAGGCCATGAGATAGGATGCAGGCTTTCACTAACCCCTTAATTCACTTAAAGTTTAACGTTATAAACCCTAACCGCCATGAGAACAACATTATCACCTACGAAGCTGGCCATACTCTGGTTCACCTTCATTGCTGCGGTCGCACTGACTGTATCGTGACAGAGACCCTCAAACCACCACAGCGGATATCACTGTGGTAGGTACACCTGTAGCTGTGGGGAGACTAGTTCTCCCTGTGGCCTATGGGTTATTAACCAGTACATTAACTACATTAATAACATCTACCATGAAAAGAGAAATTGTTAAGCTGGGAGACGGACAAGAGGCCGTAGTCCTGGTACCAAAGATCGAAGGTGAGCTCGCCATAGTTCATCTACCTACACTAAAACGTCTGGCATCCCTGCTTCCTAATGTAGACTTCAGGACAATCAAGGCTAATATCATAGCAGACCTTGAGGGAGCACACAATCTGGAAGAAGTTATATCCATACTGGAGAATGAGATATCCTTCCACAAGAGTGTGAACCTTATTCAGAGCTACAAGCCTGAACCTGCAGAGGCTATGGAGTCTCTGTCTTAACTATAAGGGAGCTACGGCTCCCTTTAATCACATCACCAACCCCTGACATCCACTTAAATACCTACTACCATGAAGACCTTTCTATCCATCTGCAAGCACGTCCTTAGTCACGATAACTGGAAGCAGTCTAACTGTGAGACTGTAAGAATCCTGCTAACCAGACATATTCAAGGTAATAACTTATTCCTACTACCATGAGCCCGCTAGAACAACTTATGAACCTTAAGTACGGTGAGGTACAGTTTGGCAGCTACTATCACTTCAAGTATCGGTACAAGTCCGAAACGGGGAAGAAAGTGATGCAGCTAACTGAGCTCAAGAGATATCCCGAGATCAAGGTACATGTAACCAAGAAGGGTTACTACCTGTTCTACGGGATTATCAACCAGTACAATAAGCACGTCCTTGACAAGATCAAGGCTGTTGCCAAGCTTAAACCCAAACCGCCATGTATGACTTAGCTCTCTATGAGTACTGGTTCCCTGCTAGCAAGTAGGAGACAGTGCGGTCTTAGACCCTCTCCGGAAGGCGGGGGTCTATTCTTCAACCACGTATATATCATAATCATCTAATATGCACCGCCATGAGAACATTCATCTACATGTTTAATGTAGCCCACCTCACTCTCCGCCGGGAGGTAGACGTGCGCTCATCTATGTACCGTCAGACTATGAGGATCATGTTAGTACACATGATGCATCAGAATGAGGTTGACATAAACTTCCGTAACAAGGTAAAGGGGAGGTCTCTATGAGAACTATAGCCTTGATATACTGCTGTGAGGGACACATGCTCTGTGACCTCTTCCCGGACAAGAATGAGGTCTACGGGTTCTATCTTATGTGTAAGGACGGAAGTCCTGGATTCCTCAAAGGAATACGTAAGGTAGAGATCCTCACTATACCTGAAAGACTGATTATTAAGGACTATCACCTCAACTAACACTTGGGGAGTAGTCCTTACTTCCTCTCTTATTCTCCCAACAACACACTCCCAACAACCCCTGACTGGGAGTACGCAGATCCAATATGGCTTCTAGGGCCTAGAGAGCTGCACCAATTCACCAATGTTTAACCAATCTAAAAACACGAGCTATGAAAGGCAAGTATTTAGGAAGCTACATCAGCAAAAACGGGAACCCTGTGTTCAAGTATGCTGTAAGCGGAACTCCCGAGCAACTCGAAGAGTTCAAGAAAGCTCAGGGCGACAACGCCCGTGAGGACGAACAGGGAAATCCCCTGTGGTTCACTACCCGTTTTGCGGGTAAGAACGCTACTCTTGCAGTAGCAAAGAACTCGGGACGTGTGTACGCCGACACCAGCGACATCCGTGCAGTTGCCTCTTTGGCAGACCAGTTCAGCGGAAAGCTGGGAGATGCTTTGGCATCCCGCGGTGCTGACATGATCCTCGGATCAATGTTCAAAGGTATCTCTGTTGCTGCAGCTCCGGTTGCAGAGGAGAAGCCTCTGGACGAGTCAGCGAAGTAAGCTTCCTGACAGACATAGTAAGACATAGTGGTAGCGGCCCCCGGAAGGGGGCTTCTATCTTTTAAAGAGACGTCTCTCGTGTGACAGAAGGATTAACCGCTCTAAAGTAAAAAGACTTTACTACAGTAAAGATTATTCGCCATCATAAGTCAAGAATGTTTACTAGCAGCATACTCTACTACTGGTTCCCTAACCACACCTGAGAGAGGTACCACAGAGTTAGCTTGTATCTTAGCCACCACCTTAACACAATCAGGATGGTTCTTAAGATAGAAACTTACCCTGTCACCTTTAAAGAGAACCTTAGGGTCCACCCAGTATTCAGACTGTGACTTCTTACAGATAACACAAGTATCAACGAGACACTTAAGGGCCTTAGCTACCGTGCGGGTAGACTTGAAATTGAGTTGTTCCTGAAGAGTCTTGATCTTAATCTTTATCCAGTCCTGGTTATCCGGAAGCTTGTAGATAATATAGATAAAGAGCTTAAGGGCGGGAGCAGAGAGCTTATTAATAAAGTCCTCCGCCACATAAGACTTGTAGTATACACAGGTCTTACTGGTTCTGTCAGCCAGATAAGTACGTGATATCTGATCAGGAGGAACTCCTGTTGTAGAGTTATCACTTACTACATAGTTACGGGTGCCTATCTCCATCAACTCGATAGGAGATGCACTGTAGATAAACGGATTACGCGAGATGTTGTACATAAGTAAAGTTTTAGTACCTGAGTACAAAGTTAAGAAGAAAAGTAGTACCTCTCACAAGAAAAATGTGTACTGAAAGTAAAAGATTATACCCTCTAGAGCCTTAAAAAGGGGGTCTGGGAGATGAAACGTTTACTTTATACCTCTGGAACTTACTCAGAGTGAGAGAGATCCTTGAAAAAGCTTTGTATATTATATACTATAATACAAAGAGAGATGTCTTAGTAGAAGAGCAGATGCATAATACTCCAGGAAAGTACTAATAATACTCTATTAGAGTACTAGAGTGAGAGATTTACCTCCTCCCCCCTCCCCTTCCCCCCTCTCTC